TCCATGGCAAACACCCTCAGGATCAAGCGCAGTTCCACTGCAAACGCTACCCCTACCGGCCTTCAGGCCGGGGAACTTGCCGTCAACATCCCTGACAAGCGGTTGTTCGTCGGTGATGGCACCAACTCTCAGGAGTTGACGCGCCGTGCGGCATCGGATACTGCGGGACGGGTGCAGTTGGCGGCAAGCACGGGCGCACTGACAGACAGCGGAGGACTGCACTTTGACAGCACGAACAACACGCTGACGGTCAACACGCTACTGGTGCAAAGCACTGCTAGCGAAGGACTGCTCTACCAAAACGCCAATCCGTCAAAGCCGCTAGTGCTTACGCACTCAAACATGGCAGATGGCGGCGAGATCATCATTGGCGATTACTTTCAGGACGGCAGCAGCACCACGATCACGGTGAATGACGAGGCCAATACGGTTACTGTCGCCGCAGAACTGGTCGTGCAAGGCGAAGTTTACTCCGCGCAACTAGTGTTGCCGGATTCGGATGGTTCTAACTCCATCACGCTGAAGTCGGCGGCGACCGTAACAAGCAACTACACGCTGACGCTTCCGGCCACGGCAGGGAGCAACGGACAAGTCCTCACCACCAACGGGACGGGTACCCTTTCGTGGACCACCCCCAGCGGGGGAAGCGGATCTTCAACTCCCGATTTCCTGCTCATCAGCGCAGGCATCATCTAGGATCTTGACATGGCGACATCAGCCCAATACACGGCGCAGCCGATCCTTGAATACGCGCAGCTCACCACCGGTGAAGCGTCGCGTACCGCCCCCACCAACATCGTGGAAATCTGCGCTGGTCCAAACGTGACTGCTGGCGCAGGCGTCGGCAAGCGCATCACCCGCATCACTTGCCACGGCACGGGCAACACAGCAAACGGCATGATCCGGTTCTGGCTGTCGCTTGACGGCGGAACGACCAAGCGCCTCATCCTTGAAAAGGCAAAGCCTTCCACCACGCCAAGCAGCGCTACTTCAGCAGCGAGGATCGAAGCCTCGGAGTTGGCAGGAATGATCCTGCCGGGAGGAACGGCCAACAAGTTGTACGCGACGATTCAGGACACCGAGACTTGGAACGTCATCGTGGAGTCGGCGCTGCTGTGAACGAGGGCATCAACGGATTCCCACGTGGGTGGATGAGCCGCGCAGCCGTGGCGATGTACACCATTGACGAATCGCGTGCGATCCTCAAGCAGGAGTTCAAGGTCGCCGGGACGTACAACAACATCACTCCTCCCGCTGGTGCTGGTGGCGTCACCGTCCTTGTGTACGGCGGCGGAGGTGGTGGACAAAGCGGTGGATACCAAGTCGCGGGGACCGTCGCGTCTGGCGGCGGAGGAGGGGGTGGAGGAGGCGTGGACTTGGTTTCCATGCGGCTGTCGTTCTGGCCTTCTCGGCTCGGGACGATCTACTTTCAGGTGATCGTCGGGTCAGGTGGAGCAGGCGGCGCAGCGCGAACGAGCATTGGAAACGGATTCGGTGGATCAAGCGGTGGTACGTCCACTGTCAACCTGACGAACAGTGCACGTACCGTGCTGTCTCGCTTTGTGACTGCGGAAGGCGGAAGCGGAGGCTCCGGTTCGCCGGGACAGCGCAACGGAATCGGAGGACGCATTCAGCCGTGGGGAAGCAACCTACGGTCGCAGTCTGGCGGCGGTGTTGCCGGATGGAGTTCCGGCGGCTTCCGATTCCCTGCCTCTTGGGGCGGCGTTGGCAACTTCGCACCATCCCACGCCTATAGTTGCGGAGGCGGTGGTTCTGGCGGCGTGGTCAACACGGACGGCACCTCCAAGCAGGCAGGCGGCGCGGGCGGATACGGCGCGTACTTCTTCGACAGCATCTACCGTGCTGATGACGGAGGCACGGGCACAGGCGCTGATGCCGCGGAAGAAGAAATCATCTTTGGAGGCGTCGGCGGCAACGGCGGATATTCGGCGGGCACTGCTGATGGGGCCGCGTTTGCAGGAGGGGCTGGTATCAGAGGTGGAGGCGGTGGTGGGGGCGGCGGTTGCGTCACCCCGTCCAATGGCACGCACAACAGCGGAGGAGGTGGCGCAGGCGGGCCCGGATACGTCATGCTCCTTTGGACTCCTTGACATGGAACGCTACGCAGTCATCCAAGAGGCAGACAACATCGTCCGCACCATCGTCGCGGTCGCGCCGGATCAGGCGTGGCATTGCGACGACAACTGCTTCCCTGTCCTGCTGAACGCAGGCGAGAACTGCGACATGGGGTGGACGTACTACGCAGACGAGACTCCGAGGTTCGTCCCGTGACCATGGAGCCAGGCTCAAACGTGGTGAAGCTCTCGCCGGGAGACTGGGCGAAGATCGCCGGCGTGGCAATCACGTTGTTCGGGAGCCTGATCGGGGTCTACATCCACCACGACCGCCTGCTCACCCAGCTCATCGTCCAGCAGCAGTACACGAACACCCGCCTGGACAAGATCGAGACGAAGCTTTATGAAACGCCTCACCGCTAGCCTCCTGCTGGTGGGGTGTAGCGCGACGGAGCGGGTATCGGACAACACGAACGAGATCCGGGCAGAAGCCCGCGCCCTGTCCGTGCACGGGGAATCCATCCAAGACAAGGAGGTAGTCACCCGTGCCGACAGAATCTACGAACTGGCTGCCGATATCCATGCTCAGCTTCCTGGCCTTGAGGACCGTACCCCTGCGTGGATGGAAACGCTCATTTGGGTGGCTGGCTCCGTGGTTGCCGTTGCAGTCGTCATTGTCCTGTGGCAGACCGGACTGGGCCAGGCCATCCGGATTGCCGTCGGCTGGATCCCGCGCAAGAAGGTTTCGGATGCGGACCTTGCCAGCCGAATGCTCGATGACAAATCACCTGAGGATGCCCGCGAATATGTCGCTGCGCGGCGGGCATCTGACCCGGAGTTCGATGCTGCGTGGCGACGCATTCACAAAAAGGAAACAGCATGATCCTCGCTGACTTCTCCTCTTTCCTCGGTAGCCTTTGGTTTGCAGCCCTGCTTGGTGCGGTCGGCTTCGTGGCTGGCTGGTACCTGTGCAAGAAGCATGGCTCCAAGATCTGATGTCGAACACTACCTTGGGATCGAATCCTAAGGCCCCGTTTCAGGTGAGGGCAGCGACAAGGAACATCCACCTTGTCGATCTCGATTGCACCTCGAAAACGGATGAGTGGTGGTTCCTGCTGTCCGGGGACCGCCACCACGACAACCCGCACGCAGACCATGAACTTGAGCTCAAGCACCTGGATGAAGCGGTTGAGCGTCGCGCTGGCATCATCGATGTCGGCGATCTGTTCTGCGCCATGGAAGGCAAGTTCGATCCTCGCCGCAACAAGGCGGGCATTCGCGAAGAGCATGCACTGGCTGCGGACTACCTCGATTCCCTAGTCCGCCACGCCTCCGACTTCTACGCGCCGTACGCAAAGAACTTCGTCGTGATTGGCCGGGGCAATCACGAATCAGCGATCCTGAAGAACTGCGAGACGGACCTGACCGAGCGGCTGTGCGAGCGCATAAGCCAGCAGACCGGGCACAAGGTGTATCCCGGAGGCTACGGCGGCTGGCTCCGTTTCAACATCAACCTTGACACCGAGCGGTTCACCCTGTCCCTCAAGTACTTCCACGGGGCTGGTGGGGCTGCGCTCATGTCCTTCGATACGCTCAAGGTCCGTCGCAACGCGGCGGTCATGCCGGACGCGGACGTGATCGTGCAGGGCCACGTCCACAAGCAGTGGTTCATGCCGCTGTCCCGCGAGCGACTTGTCTGCGACAAGGCCGGCTGCCGCGTGGTCAGCGACATCCAGTACCACGTCCGCACCGGGACGTACAAGGACGAGTTCGGTGACGGCCACAGCGGCTGGCACATCGAGCAGGGCCGAGGACCCGAGGTGCAGGGCGCGGTGTGGATGCGGCTCTACCTCGCGAAGCAGGCCGGCAAGACGATCAGCGGCGACCGCAAGACCTACTACCAGCTCACGCCTGAGTTCCACCTCGCGCACTGAACCCCACCAGCCATGGCGAAGGGCGATCGAATCCTCCGCATCCGTGGCCAGCGATGGCGACTCAGGTTCGTGCCCCACCTGGGGGACGCGGAGGGCTTGTGCCACAAGCAGGAGCGCGTGATCCGCATTGCACGCGGCTACCCCGAGGAGCGGACCATGGACTCGATCATCCATGAGATCCTGCACGCGGCGCTGTGGGACCTGGACGAAGAGGCGGTGAACGAGACGGCCAACGCAATCTCCGCCGCACTCTGGCGTCTGGGCTACCGCCGGCCCGGAACTTAAACTTCCACTTGTAAGAAACTCTTACAAGTCTTCATTACCGCGTACGTGGGATCGACAGTCCCAAATAACGTGTACGGACTCACCACACTTGTGAAGATCTGTAGCACTTTCTATCCGGCGACCGACAATTCATCACAGCCGCCGTGTGGGATTCCCACTACCCACATTGCCGGGGAACACACGGCATCTTGTTGTTAGCTTCCGACCGAAGCGAGCGATTAGATCAACGGCGGTGAAGCAGATACTACACCCTCTTCCCCTAGAGTCGCGCACGCGGGGAGGCGCGGTGCGCCCCGCGTGCGCTCAACCCCAGGAGTCCCGACTATGCCCCCACCAACCGTCTCAGTCAGCTACCCAACGTCCGTATGTGACCCGGTTTCACCCTGGCTTGAAAGCCACGGGATCTTCGCCCGGACCCCCCTCATTCGGTCCAGCGACTACCGCCTCGTCCGGTCGTGCCCACGCACATATTATCTGTCACGCCGTCTGGGGCTCGTAAAAGCCTTCCAGTACAGCCGGGCCCTCAGCCGGGGCTCATGGGTACACCTGGCCTTCGCGTGCATCTTGGACGATCCTAGCGATCGTGCCGTGACGCTAGAGCAAGCCGTGGTCGCCCGGTGCGAGGAACTGCGGGACGTGGCCAAGACCCTTGGCAGCTCCTCGGACAAGATCCGGGAGATCGTCGCCCGTGAGGAGCAGGACGCCCGTGTCAGCATCGCGTGGTTCAATGCCGCCCTCCAGGTCCCGGACGGATCCGGACGCACCATCGCCCAGCGTTTCCGCGATGACTGGCAGATCGTGGAGCAGGAACCGGAGATCGCGTTCAAGGACTGCCTCATTCAGCCCGACTGCCTCGTCCGGGACAAGGCCGGCAAACTCTGGATCGTGGACTTCAAGACCACGGCCATGTCCACCAACGCCCGTCTCCAGACCTGCCCCCTCGAGTTCCAGACCCAGCACTACTTCAACACCATGCTTCGCCGCACGGCCGCAGACCCAGCCGCCGCAGCGCAGTGGTCCGCACCCGACCGCATCGGCGGCGTCCTGCACATCGCCGTGCGCAAGCCGTCCATCGAGTTCGGCATGCGTGACCGTCCGTTCACCATGGACCTGAGCCCGTTCAAGTCCGGCCCACGCAAGGGCGAGCCCCGCAATGAGAAGATCTTCCACGGCGAACCGGACCCGTACCTCTACGAGCAGCGTTGCCTCGACTGGTACATCGGTCGCGGCGAGTACCTGCACAACGAACCCGAACGGCTCACCGATCCGTGCGTCGCGATTTCCACCACTTCCGCCGAACTGCTGCTTTCCGCCGAAGTACAGGCCGAGTACAATGCTCGCTTGTCCTTCGTGCGGAGATACAGGGAGCAAGCCGCAGAACCCGGCAACTACGAGATTGGGGATCCGGTCGTACAGCACGGCACGCCGTCGCCTTACCTCCCGTTCCACATGATCGAACCCGGCAAGTGGCCTGACCTGATCCTCACCGAAGGTTTCCTGCAGCGTGACAGAGACACCTTCACGGAGACGGATCTTGGAGAACCAGCAACCTGAGGAGAAGTCCCCCACCAGCCGCGAGTCTGGCAAGTCGGTCCTCGGCCCGGAGATGTGGTCCGAAGTCCTGCAGCGCGTGATCGCACCACGCATCGCATCGGCAATCCGCCTCGATCCCCCCATCGAGAACAGGCACGAACTGCACAAGCGGTTCTGCGAGCTGAACTCGGTGCGCATCTCGTACTCCACCTTCAGCGGGTGGTGCGAGGATCTGGGCATCACGTTCCGCAAGCGCATCGAAGTCACCATCCCCGGCTGGAAGCCAGTGTCACAGCCGGTCAAGATCCCGTTCCGTGCCGTGTCGGAGACGGGCCCCGAGAACTCGCCCACCATCGAAGTGTCCATCTCCCCGGAGCCGGACGTTCCGATCACGTGGGATCCGCCGAAGCCCCCACCATCCCAGGTGTTCGGAGATGACGGACTTCCCAACATCCTGCCAGGCGGCATGCGTGGTCCCGCCTTCCTGGAATCCAAAGACTACGCAAACTAAGGAGTCATCATGACACACTCCGTCACTCACGGTTCCACAATCGCCTCCAAGTACGCAGGGCTCGGCAATGCCGTTTCTACTGGTCGTAGCGTTCCTTCTCGCATGCTTGGACTCGTGGTCGGAGAGGCAGGCTGCGGCAAGTCCTTCCTCCTCCAGTCCCATCCGGGTGCGTACATCCTCAATCTGGACGAGACTCCTGCGGTTTGCTCGACCAGCGAAGCCGTCATGTTCCCCACGCCCGGCCCTGACGGACGCTCCATCGATGAGCGCGGCAACCCGGTCGTGATCGACTGGGCTGCGCTCGAGGCCAAGCACAAGGTCCTTCTCGACCTTGCCAAGAGCAACCAACCCCGACCAGAAACCGTCGTCATCGACACGCTCGGTGCGGCGATCCGCCTGCTGCGTCCGCACATCGCCAAGCTCTACGGCCGCGAGCGGTTCACGGACGTCGATGGCCGGCTGGGCTGGGAGCGCTTGTTCGACACGCTCATCGAGTTCGGCACGAGCCTGCGCCGGCATGGGTACGGCGTCTACTACATTGCCCACCTGTCCCGCAAGCACGTTCCGCTCAGCGAGAACCAGCACGTCGAGGAGTACAAGATCCTCATCTCGGACGGCCTGTACGCGCGCATGTTCCCCATGTTCGACATCGTCATACCCGTCACGGCCCAGTGGGACACCCGCGAAGTCGTGACCGAGCAGACGGTGGAGATCAACGGCAAGCCCGTGAGCCGCAAGGTCACGAGCCAGCAGAAGATCCGCAGGCACTACGCCTCGTTCGACAACCCCAAGCTCGACGGCATCGCGAAGGTCCGCACGCTCACCCCGCTCTCGACCTTCGAGCTGCCGCGTGAGAATGCGTGGCAATCCTTCTGCGCCGCGTACGAGAGCGCGAACGCGGTCCGCTGACGCGGGAACCGCGTTCGCTTCCCAGACTCTGTTTCGTTTGTTTCGTTTCGTTTCTTTCACCCCTCTTTACGGAGCATCAGATGCCCATTGAGAACAACGTCAAGGCCATGTTCAACTCGCTCAACAACACCTTCGCGCAGGCCCAGCCCGACAACGGCATGGGTGCTGGCGGTTGGTGGCCCGCCGAAGGCCAGCACGACGTGTTCGTGTCCAGCCTCAACGTGCGTGCCAGCGAGTTCAAGATGCCTGACGGCCAGAAGGTCCCCGGCACCGAGATCGTGTTCCGGTACCAGCTCATCAACGATCCTGACCAGCCCAACGAGCCCCGTTCCTTCGACGGTTCCTCGTTCCGGCTCCCGCAGGACACATCGTCCCTCGATGACAAGGGCCGCATGCGTGTCGAGATCGAGATGCGCCGCCTGAAGGGCCACCTTCAGACCATCCTCCGCCGCGATGTCAAGGACATTGCCACGGCTCTCGCCGAGGCAGATGCACGCATCAACGGCGACCAGGCCGTGGCGGTCGTGGTCAAGTGCCAGTACGACAACGTCAACGGCCGAACCTATCGCAAGGACTTCCTTGTGAAGCCCCTCGCGTCCTGATACACTCACCAGTCACCCCACCAGCCGGGGGCGGGTAGCCCGCAAAGCTCCCGCCCCCTTTCAGAGCCCCCGGATAGCCCCCTGGCTGCGACCTTCGACGGAACGCGCCAGGGGGTTTTCCCGGAGGGGGAAGGAACCCATGTACCAGACCCGGTTCGTCTACCAACTGCCACTCGAACGAGCCGGAGAAGTTGCGGCCCACGTCACGAACGCGATGCAGGAAACCGCGATGCCTCCCGCGAACGTGCGGGTGCAGCCGGCTGATGACCTTGTCTTCGCGACGATCACGTACATGACGCCCACGCTGACCGAGAGCGACCAGCTCATCCAGTCGTGGAAAGCTATCGACGTGGCCGTGCAGGTGGAGCGCACTCATCGCCTGGACCCGGACCAGGTGGACTCGCTGCTTCTCGCGGGGAAGAACGGGCGCGAGCTTCGCCGCGCCCTAGCCCGCGCGATTCGCGAACTGTGCGTTCGCGGGGTGGGCTCGAAAGGCATCCTCGAGTACCTGCACGAGTGCGAGGAGATCGTCTCGGAGGCCTGCGAATTCGTAGAATCGCAGCGTGCACAACTCTGAACACGGGCTCTCCGCAGTCCTCTACCAGCACCCCGGCGAGCCACTCTCCATCACGGGCCCCAGCCCCTTCGTCGAAACCACGGAACCCCTCCCCGCGCACGTCGGCCTCCACCAAACCCCCACGGGCTGGTGGGGCGTCGTCACGCACACCCTTCCGCAGCAGCACCCGCAGGACACCCTGCACCACTACGAACCCCACCTGCCACCCTGCGTGTGGTTCGGGCAGTGCGCGAACATCGGCCTCTACCTGCTGCCTACCCGCGAGAAGGTCGTGTCCGCACGCATCCGCGAGTCAGGCCTGCTCGGCATGAAGTCCTACCTCATGCACGAGATGGGCAAGGACAAGGCCGAGTCCCGGTTCGAGAAGCGCCGCATCCCAGCCGGCGTCAGGTTCCTTCCCGGTCGCCACCTGCAGCTTTGGTTTTCCCTCTAGCCGACCAGCGGTACATGTCGCCCTGCTCCGTGGGCTGCGGCACCTCCGCGCCCATGAGCTGACCCGGCAACGTCTGCTCGACCGCCTGCTGGTACACGTCGCGCACGGTGCGGTCGATCGTCTCCACCGTCCTGCCGACCACGCTCTCCTCACGCAGCTTGATCGCCGACTTCATCTGCTCCTGCGTCACGGTCAGGGGCAGGCCGAAACGACGCTCGAACTCCGCCTTTACCTTCGCCGCAGCGCCCATGTTGTTGCCAAGCACCGCAGCGATGTAGCGCCTACGCCCCTCGCGGATAGCGTCACGGTTCTTCAGAAGGAACTGGCTCAGCTCCTGGGGCTGGCTGAACCTGCCAAGGTCTGCACCGAACGCCTTCAGCACGATGTCGCTGGTGGGGACTTGGCCCATGAACCGCCCGTCCGACTTGAACACGGGAGCCATGCCGTTCTCCGCCTGACGCCAGTCCACGTACGTCCGCTGCAGCCCGATGTCCTGCAACGCAGTCATGGGCGACGCACTGCCCAGCAACCGGCTGATCGCAACGCCAGCCGGCACCGTGCGGGGCACGAGGTCCTTCAGGATCTCGATGTCTTGGCTCGACATGAACTTCAGGCCCTGCCACCCCAGATCCACGATGGGCGGGATGTACAGGGGTGGATCCTCGCCGGACAACGCCTGCTGCCCACCCACCAGGTCAGTCATTCCCATCGCAAGTCCCCGGCTCAGGTCCGCACCGAACACGCTCTTGCCCACCTCGTACGTCACGGCACTGACCGCCATCATCCGGGTGATGTCCACCATCGTCACGGGAGAGGGAAGCACGCCAAGGATCGGCTTTGTGCTGCTCACCTCCCGGCCGGCGAAGGAACGGGTTCCGCCCATCATGGCCGGGACGGTGAACAGGTTCGCGAACGACCGAAGTCCGTACTGCGCGAACTGGCGGAACGCAGGCTCACGGAGCACAGGCGCGTAGAACAGGCCGGGACGGTTGATCGGGCTCGTTCCGAACTGGAACTGCTGCACTGCCTCCATGGCATCAACCTGCGCACGGATCACGTCGTCCCCCACCATCCGGCCCGCACGCTGGTACGCGTTGAGCACGGCGTTCGCGGTCACTGTCCGGTTCAGCGTCTCGCTGAGCTGGAACGGCTTCATCACGAACTCGAGGAACGAGAACTTCGGCTTGCCGACCTGGACCTTCGCGCCCCAGCCGCTCTTCTCCATCATCTCCCACGTGCTGCCAATGTCCGCGATCCGGGTCAGGTCGATGTCCGTGTCCCCGAACTTGCGGCGGAACGACGACTCCATCGCAGACTGGATCTGGTCGCGTGTCGCACCCGGGCCCAGCCGCGACCGGGCAGCCGCGTAGCTTCCGATCATCTCGAACGCCTGGCTGTACGCACGCACCGTGTTCTTGAACCCAAGCTGGTGGATGCTCTGCAACGGCTGCATCAGGTTCATGATGACCGTGCCGATGTTCAGGCCCATGTGGCTGGCGTAAAGACCACGCGTCACGTTCGTGAACGGGCTGAACTCGAGCCCGGTCGAGTCGGTTGCCCAGCGCCGCAGGTCCCGGACGATCCTGCTGCCGTATCCGCCACGGGCCTCGATGGCCGTCATGAACTTGCTGTTCGCCAGCCTGAGCGCAGCCTCCTGCATCAGCGTCGCGCTTGCGACGTGTGCCGCCTCGTCCATGGGACGGATGCCCGAGATGGCGGGGATGATGTGCTTGCGCCACAGGTTGACGAAGTTCTTGTCCCTCGGGTTCTGGAGCGCGGCATCGTCAAGGTCCGTCTCCATCAGGTCGTACAGGCTGTACCCACCCGCAGGCTTCGCACCCTCAGGCACTGCCTCCAGGTCACGCACGGTCCACGGGGCCCCCCCACCGCTGGCCCCCACCGGCCCAGGCAATCGCGCCATGGCGGAAGCCTGCCCGAGATCCTGCATCGCGATACGGACGGCGGGGTTCTTTGCCGCATCGTGCACGAAGAACGTGTAGTCCCTCGCCACGCTGGTGACGTACTTGTCCGCAGCGACGTCCGGCGCGACCCGCATGGTCCGGTAGAAATTCTGGTTCTCTCGCTGGCCCCTCACGCGCTGACGCTGCTGCTCGATGAAGTTGAACATCGCCTCGGTCCCACCGAAGCGGTTGGCAATGTCCTCGAGGTCAGCGGGATTCCACGGCACCTCGGTCGTCCGGGTCCGGCCAAACGTGCGACCGGAGATCGCCACGCCATCGTCGCCGCCCGGCCCTTCCCGCTTGCCGGTGTAGGGGTTGTACGCGATCACGCGGTCGTCACGGTCACGCGTCTCGATCGTGTTGCGGGGGATGTAGTACGGATCCTCGTAACCCTTCGCCATCGTCTCGACGATCAGGTTCTCGATCTCGTCCTTCGTCGCACCGACGCGCAGGCCAGAGGGCCTGCGCTTGCCTGCAAGGGTCATAAGGCGCGAAGCCACGTCGTCGGACAGCAGGTTCCGCACCGCCTCCTCGCCCGTGGAAGTCATCATGCCGGCGGAGTCCATCGCCCCGACGTTCTGCAGTTCCTTCATGCGAGCACGCACGGAACGCAGGATCTTGTTGCGGTCAACGACGAACCCGCGCCCAGCTGCATGCGCATCCTCGTCTCCTGCCAGCAATACACGTCCGTACTCGTAGAACTTCCGCTGGGCCTCGTTGAAACGGTTGAGCCCGAACTCACGTTCGACCGCCTCAAGGGATCCGATGTCCGAAACGTACTGCGCACGGGCTACCGTCTCGAAGTCCACCCTCGGACCGCCCTCGAACACGCTCGAAGCGCCCAGGTCCCCCCTGCCGAACACGCCTTCCGGATCCAGCTTGGTGGGGTCAAGCCCCGCCTTGATCACGATGCTGGGTTGCTCCCGCTTCCTCACAGAGTCCAGCAGAGTCGGAACTTCCGGACCGTAGTCCGTCATCACTTCCGGATCCAGTCCGGGAATCTTTCCGAGCAGAGACGCGTCAGACGGGTTCGCAAGGTCGTACGACTCCAGCCCAGTCCGGTTGTGTTCACGCACGCGCATGAACACTTCCTCCGAAACCTCGACCGGCTTGAACCTCGGACTGCCGTCGCTTGCCTTCCCCAAGTAGATGCGGATGTGATAGCGGTCCGGGCTCACGCCCCTTACGAACGTCTCTTCGCGGTTCTTGTCGAACCCAAGCGAACGAATCAGGATCGCGCCCCGGATGTCCCTCAGGTCTCTAGCAACTGCCTGGTTCGGAGCCTCGTCCGGGTCAAGGCTCGTCAGCTTGACATTGTGCTTCCGGCTGACCGTATCCAGCAGGGTGCGGACTTCCGCCTCCATCATCGATGACATGCGCTTGGTGACTTCCTCGTTCTTGAGGATGCCTGCCTGCGCCAGCGCGGAGATCCTGCGGCCGATGCTCTCCGTCGATCCGCTGGTGAACCCCACCATCCGCAGGAAGGGGAACATGGCCTTGGACGCATCGCCTGCCCAAGTGCCCTGTCCTCCCGCGAAGAACCGACGGCCGGACGCAAGGTTCCGCGCAGCCACGCCACCCGTGCCGAGCGTCAGCACGCCGAGCCAGACTAGCGGGTTCCCGAGCACGTTAATCGCCGTGTCGGCAACCGGGTTCCCGCCGTACTCCTCGCGCACCTTGTCCACGAACGACTCGCGCTCGCGTGGGCTCAGCGATGCCGGATCAAACAGAACGCGACTGACCGAGTTGGTCGTCGCGATTCCGTTTGCCAGCTGGCTGATGATGACCGCTGGCTTGTCGTAGCTGCGGATCGGGTCGAACACCCGGTCGCCTTAAGCCACCATGCTCCGGAAACGGATCTGGACCGTTCCTCGGAATGCCGCGAAGGTGTTCTCAAAGTCAATCATCACCCAGCGACCCTTCTGGATCAGGTTGTTCGCGTTGTTGATCTTGGTGCTTGCACCGACGTTCTGGGAGTCTCCTGCTGCGTCAATACGGACCACGGAGTCCGTGTCCGAGATGATCGTGTCTCCGGCAGCAGCGTTGTTGCCGCCGTCGATGTTGAACGAGCAGATGATCGTTCCCGCCGAAGAGTTCGGGGCAGTCGCCTCTTCAATGTTGAGCCGACCGTTTCCGCCACCGGGAACAATGATGCCAACAACCACGCTGTCGATGACGAGATCACGGTCCGCATACATGAAGACCACGGGATCGCTGGTGCTTGCAGCCGCAACGAACGGAACGGTGACGATCTGGAAATCGTTGGGGTAGTGCTGGGTAACGAGAGAGTTTGCGCCTGCCATTAAAGTGCTCCTTGTGTTTGAAGTTTACTGAGTGAATTGGCCCTCGGCCATGGCTCGGCCAAGTTCCTGAAGAAGATCGGTTCTCTGTTCGCCTCCAAGCACGACGGCCCCCTGAGGAAGCCGACGCCCGGCCATGACCTGTGCGTACATCGCAGGATCTGCCTGTGCCACACGCTGGAGGTTCAGGTCGATTGCAGCCTGCAAGCTTTCGCGCTGTGCTCGTTCCGCCTCCTGGTTGATGACCTGGCGGCGCTGCGCGTTCCGGAACTCCAGGAACGCATCCTCTGCCAGCTTTCCCTCAACCTGCCGAGTCAGACTACGAAACGCTCCAACACCAGCTCCCAAGCCAGCCAGAGCGGCAAGGGCCCTAACTCCGTACTTTCGGCCAAGCCTTACGGCCAAGTGAGGAGGGACCGGACCCGAAACAGCGCGAGGATCTTCCGGACCAAGGAGTGGACGAGGATCTGTCGGACCAAGGATTGTTCGGGGATCCTCAGGACCAAGAACCTCTCGAGGATTCTGAGGACCGAGAAATCGTCTTGGTCTTGGGTCTTCTGGACCGAGGAATCGTCGGGGATCCTCAGGACCAATGGACAAATAGCGCGGATCTTCCGGACCAGAAATGCGTCTTACTTTTTCTTCCGGACCAGAAATGCGGATTACGTCGTCAGTAAGGGGAATTTCTACCGGCGACCGCTCAGACCGGGTCGGCGCTTCAGGACTCTTCTTCTTCCTACTTCTCTTCTTAGAAGAGGAAGAAGACCTGGTACTGCCGGAAGTAGCAGCCATAACGCCCTTGAGGACCTTGCTCTGAACGGGCTTCTTAGCCACGAGCAGCCTCCAGCCGGCTCAAGATCTCCATGGGAGTCATTGCTCTCGTCTGCTGAAGAGACGAAAGTCGTGCAGTATGACCAGCAAGAAGTTCTTCAAGTTCAGAGCTGATTGTCGGAGCCTCGCGGGCGCGCCTCATGTTCCTTGCAATCCCGGAAAGTTGTCGAGTCAACTGCTCGTCTGCCATCAACTCGGCAATGCTCGGAGCGCGACCGCCCCCCACCAGGCTTTCAAGCCCAGCGCCTCCTCCCATGCGCGACATCTTCTGCTGCTCGAACTCGTCCTGGATCTCCAGCTGCCGGCGCAGCATCTGCTCCTGCTCCTCCGTACTTGGCATCCCATTGCCCATCAGGAGGAAGGGCAAGGATCCAACGAGGCCGCCGACAAGCGCACCAGCAATGGTCCCAGGAGGGCCAAGGAATGATCCAAGTCCACCACCGACTGCGGCTCCTGCTGTGGCGCTCATTCTTCTGCCTCCGTGAACACGATCGCCTGCTCATCGTCAGGCGACCCAATGCGACCCACGCGACCAACCCAGCTGGTGGGGGACTCACGCTCCACGTACACCAGAACGTCAGCCTCCTGCCACACGGGATCGTACCGCACGTCCCAGAGCCAACGCCGAATCTGCTTCGGCGTCATCTTGCTGAACTTCCTGTCCAGCTCCGGCTTGACCAGCAGCCCGTTCGATCCGAGGATCTGGAACCCGTTCTCCGCATCCGGAGTGGACATCCCAATCCCAAACTTGTGGGCCATGAAAGTCAGGAAGTGGCTTGTTTCCTTCCAGTCCGACATCAAGGACTCAATCTCTGGATCTCTCCTCCAAGTCCGGTAGACAGAAGGCGAAGAGCATCCAGTTCTCCGCCAACGTCCTGCATCTCTGCGCCCGTGATCAAGTCTGAAAGCTGACCTTGTAGCTGGTTCTCGCGATTGAGCCCAGACATGAATTCACGTTCAAGTTCCTGAGCAGAGCGAATCGGGATGCCAGGCCCCATCCTGCCTTCGGACAGGTAGTCAAGCAACGAGTTCACTTCCTCGTCAAGTCCGTAACGCTGGGCTCGCTCAAGCATTCCGCTTTCGGCAAGACGATCGTACTGGCCAGTCCTGCGGATTCGTCCGACAGCTTCCGACATCAACCGAAGATCCTCAAGATCGGTAACGACCATTGAACCTGCGGCATTCGCAAACATCGACATCTTCTGTCGCTCGGCACGGGCAGCCGCTTCGATTGCCATGCTTCGCAGCGAACGCTGTCCCCCCTGAGCAATCAACGCAGCAGATGCGTTGTCGTAGTTCAACGCGTTCTGGTTTGCCTTAGACGCAAGGTTCTGGAACATAATCTTCACCGTGGTCGGATCCATGCCGGCAGCGACCAGCTGCTGAGTCGCATCGCCTTGACCCCCACCAGCCAGAAGAGCCTCAAGCGCAGTGCGCGCGGCGTCTGCGTTGAACTGCTTCTGTCCAGGGATGGTCGAAAGGGTAGCGATCATCGAATCAACCGCCGTAGCCTGCACCTTCTTACGGATCTCATCATCCGTATCCACTCGCTGGACAAGACCAGCGCTTCTTTCCATTCCAGGAAGGAATCCTTCTGCCACCCCCATGGAGGGCTGCAAAGCCATGTAGGCAAGACCCGAAAGTTCTTTCTCAGTCAAGTCAATGCCCTGGCTCGCCAACTTTCTTACAAGGAACGCCATGGGGCCACCGACAGAAGAAGCAGCCATTTCCTCTGCAGCTATCTGGACTCCAAAGAACTTTGCAACTTCAACCGCCTTGCGGATCTCGGCGGACGACAAGTTCATCTGCGCGGTTTCAGAGAACCGACCCGCATTGTCCGCAGCAGTCTTCAGCTGCTCGCTGAGTTGGGTGGCCTTGTTGCCAATCTCCTCTACGAAGGCGTCGAACTTCTGAGGAGTCAGCTCCATCCGTCGTCCAAGGATTGACTGCTGCATCGCAGCGTCTGCCTGCACTTTCTTCAGCTGCGACATCTGCAACTGGAGCTGCTGAGCGGCAGCTTGGCGTCCCTCGGCACTTGCGATCTGGAAGTCAATGTCCAACTTCTTCAACTTGAGTGCAGCTGCCTGTGCGTCTCTGGCAGAACTCTGCTGGGCAGCCAAGAGCATTTGGTTCTGCTGTAGCTCAAACTGCTGACTACTGGACTGCTGGCCCTGCTCGAACTGCTGACGCTGCTGCTCAAGTGCCAGTCTCTGATTCATCTCAGCCTGGCTTTGCGCCAACCCCATGCTTGCGAGCCGTTCCTGTTGGCTCATCTGCTGCTGCGCCAGTGCCATCGACTGTTGCTGCGCAAGGCCCTGCATGCCCCGCTGCGCAATCCCCTCTTCCGAAGATACGAGGTTCGAGAGGAGCGGATCGATGTTGCTCGGTGGCTGATATGCCATGTTGTTCCTTATGCGAACAGTGACATGATGCGCGGATCAACCCGCGAACTGCGGTCAACTTCAAGCGCCATTACCTGGCGGGTCAGCATCTCAGCAAGAGACACCGGGCCAAACGGCATCGTCTGAACCATCTGCGCACCCAGTACGTTGCCTCGCATCTCCATGTCCAAGGCGGTTGCCATCGCGCTCTGCAGCGCCGACTGAGAGAACTGGTGCATTCCGCTGTACCACTGGCCGATCTGCTCCTGCGCCTGCTGCTGCATCGCCGCAGACTGGAGCCCAAGCGCGCCCATGCCCTGCGCCGTCTGCGTGGTGAGCGAACCCCACTGTGCACCAACCGTGCTTTCGAGGCTCGCGAGGTTGGACTGCATCTGGGCCAACGCCTGCGCTGCCTGCTGGTCTGCCTGGCTCGCAAGGCTCGCGCTCTCGCGCTGCATGCCCATCCGGAGTTCGTCCTGCATCATGCCCTTCTGTTCGGGCGTCAGGTCATCCCGCCGGTTGATCGCATCCATCTGCGTGCGGAACTGCTGCTGGACCCCCATCACGCCGCTCGCGACCGTGTCCTTGCGGAAGAAGTCCATGTCCGAGATCGCACGGCGCATGGTGTCCACGCCGCCCTGCATCTGGCGCTGCGCTTCCTGCAGCCCACGCTGGGCCTGCTGCTGTGCCTGCTGCACAAACTGCTGGCCCTGCTCACCTGCACGGTTCACGTTCTGGGCCTGCTGGAACATCAGGTCCATGCCCTGCTGCTGGGCACCCTGCGCCTGCTGGACCATCTGCCCGAAGCCCTGTCGCTGTCCCTGCAACTGGCCGAACAGACCCTGCAGCATCGCAAGTTCCTGCTGGCGAGCACCTTCAAAACGCTGGCGATCTTGAGCCAAGCCACCGGCGATCAGCTGCCCATACGTCGGAAAGCCCCCACCAGCCTGCTGGCTCGGGGCTCCCGGCGTGATGCGCATGCCCGTCTGGCCGCTGAAGTACCGGGGCTCGAACTGCGAACTCTCGAGGCCAAGTGGAACCACGTGCCCGCCGGGACCACCGAATGCATGGCTCGAACTAGGACCCGCGTACGAGAACTGTCCGGGAATGCTGGGATGCGACTGCGGGTGGGTGAACCCGCCGGTATGGCTCATCGGACCCTGCTGGCCGCCACCGCCGAACAGGCCTTGAAGACCCTGCAGCCAGCTTGGAAATCCGCTCATTGGATACCTCAGTACACGAAGTTGGAGAAGCCCGGAATGTTCTGGAGCGACTGTCGGGAAATGCCGCCAGACTCATTCGAGAACGTGGCGCTTGGACTGCGCCCTCTTGTCTTTGAAGGACGACCAGCAGTGGTCGGGGGTGCCAACTGCGGACGCTGCGGGTTTGCCGACAAGAAGGTGGAAACGTCGTCTCTTCGTCCCGGCATTCCAGGCCGATCTCCACGCACATACGAAGCAGCGTCGATCACGCTTCCGTCAGCGCGAAGCATTGGATTGGACCTTCCCTGATTGCTTCCCGGCCTGAACTGCTGGCTAGGCTGGTTGCCCATCATCGGCATGTTGCCGTACATGTTGCTCGGAGCCTGTTGCTGCTGCTGGCGCATTGCTGCGTTCTGCTGCGCCTGCTGCATCCAAGCCATCTGTGCCTGATACGGAACCACGCCAAGCTGAGGGAATGGCCTGCTGTTGTTCTGGACGTACTGGTCGTAGAAAGGACTGGATGGAGCAGACTGCTGCTGGGACGGCATGCCCAAGAGAGAGGAAAGCTGTGCCCAGTAATCCCCACCACCCATCGGGTTCTGCGAAGGAGCAGAAGAGGAAGGAGCAGACTGAGGCATAGTCTGGGTAGGAACAATGTTGTTCCACCCACTAACCGTTTGCCACGGCATTCCAGTCATCCATGCCATTAGAAAGTCCTCCGAGTCCTGTCGGTTGGAAGCATTCTACCCTTTACCTGGACCCCCACCAGCCGATATTCCACGTTGGGCAGGAAGATCTCCACCCCCGGCGAGAACCACTGGCCGAGATATCCGTGCTTCCCGAAGGCAGCCCAGTGGGAACTGTCGCCACGCAGGATCGACTTCTCTACTTCCGACCCCGCAGAGTTGGTGGGGTAAGCCGCCATCAACGGTTCCTTGTCATTCTCACGGTACAGCAGGGCTTTCCACTGCCGGGGGCCGATTTCCTTGCCAACGTTCACCTTCACGTCGGAGAATACGGCCCCCATGCTGCTGGGCTGCTTGACCACGAACTCCTCTGCCTTGTCCTCGCTCATACGCAGCGGGTTCCCGACCCACTTCAGGTAGATGGGATCCAGCGCCACGATGTCCCAGCTCTTCAGCAAGGATTCGCTGGGCACGTAGATCGTCACCCAAGAAGGTCCAGCGTCGTAGATGATGCCCTTCTCGCCCTTGGCTCCCCCGCTCAGGCAATAGACCCAACTTCCGATCTGCCGCATTGCCAAGAGGTTCGTGCCGGCCCCGAACGGATTGGAGCTTGCAGAAGAAAGACGCAGACCCTTGTTCGTGTAAGTCTGGCGGGTGCAGCTTGCGTCATACTGCTGGAACGTCGTGGATACCTGGGCCCCTACCTGGGCCATGTGGTCGCCCGCGTACTCCAACATGTAAACCGGAGGCTCGGCGGAGGGGTCCGGGTACGTCTTGTCCCCGTAGGTTCGGCAAGGCATGAACACCGCCGGCCGGAAAGACGTGTTAGTCACGGCGTCCGGGAATGGCGCGTTCTTCAGGAACAGCGCGCGCGGCACCAGCTGCCCGTCCGTGTCCTTCCACCACCCGCCCGTCACCTTCGCGAATCCCGTGTCCTGCAGCTCCGTCACGCTGCCCGTCGAGAACCAGAACTGCACCGCCTGCTCGCGGGTGGGGTTCAGGATGTACAGGCACAGGGTCGCCGGATCGAACGCCATGCTCACCTTCGTGAGCTCTTGCGCGCCCGTGGTGCCCGAGTACCACTCATCGATAATCAGGTCATCCACTGCCTGCACGTCGTCCAGCCGTCCGTCCGGGTACACCGCCTTCAGGCCCCGGTAGTTGACGTAGTACGTCACGGGCCCAACGGTCGCAGCCGCATACGGCCCGACCACGCCGTACCCGGCATGGGCCGCCACGACCCGGATGAACCCGTTGTCCTTGCTGAAGAACTGCACGCCGTTCCGCGTCAGTCCCGCCATCATCTGCCCGGTGCGCTTGAACACCGTCACCGCATCGCCCACGTTCGACGGACGGAACTCTCCTCGTGCCGTGAACAGCTCGACGCTCTCGTCTGTGCTCGAACTCCACCGAGTCTCGCCGGTCCCGGTCAGGTCCCCCGCGCTCTCGCTGATGTTCCCCACCAGCATCGTGCTGTCGAACAGAGCACCAGCCCCGCCCTTCGGCATCGTCTCGTAGAAGCTCGGCTTGTTCAGGAACACGTCCTGCATCACCAGCGCGCTGTCCGTCAGCTGGTACGCGTACCGCCAGTACTTGATGCTTCCTCCCGTTGGGGGAGTTCCGGCAATGATTGTGTTCGCTTCCTCATAAGTAATGTCGAAGTCATCGATCGCAACCCTTGCCTCGAGCTGAAGGATCCCGCCCGTGTACGCGCCGGCGGCGTTGTCCGTCTTCACGCTCCGGTAGATGGCGACCGTGTCGAAACGGCTCGAGTCCACCACGCCCGTGATGAAGATGCGGTGCGGATTGGAAAACGTCATGTCGACGTTGTTGCAGATCTGGCTCTTTCTCCCGCTCCTGCTGTCTTCGTACTGGACCGCAAGGCTGTACGAGCCACCCGGCAGGAGGGGAGCGCTCGACAGGTTGCTGACGGTCTCCAAGTGCGACCCGGTCGGGTTGTGTGACGTGTACGCAAACACGACGGAACCAGGCGCGTTAGACTCATTGATCGGATCCGGAAAGTCGGCAAGCGCATACGTCGAATTGGAGCTGAAGTCCGATCCGAAGTTCTTGCCGTTGATCCGCTTGCCGGGTCCGGCATTAGGGATCACGGTCACGCTCGTGGTCGTTGAGTTCTCCGCACGGAAGTACACCGCTCTCGGGGCGGATCCACGGATGAAGACGTAGACCGCCTTGCTGGTCGTCTCGACGCTCATTACCGCCTTGCCGTTGTTCGACAGCAATCCGGCGTCTGTCATTCCTTCCTTCAGGATCACCGTCTTCCAGCTGGGGGTCGTGCTTCCGTTCGGAGCTTCGTACTCCATCATCAGGTCGTATAAATCGTTGCACGCCGGAGTCTCCAGGTCGCTGGGTCTTCGGACCACATACACGAATCCCCACACCCGCGTGCTTGCACCTGCGATCACGCTGAAGGACCAGAAGTCCACGACCTTGCAGCGGTGCGCCTTGTTCTCGTAGTGATTGCTCAAAGCCCACCCAAGCGCAGTCTCGGGCGCGAATCGGTGCATCTCCCGGAAGCCAGGGAACGGCTTGATCCCTCCCTCGACCGAACCGTCCACCCCCACCAGCTCCGCAGCAAATCCGGGCATGACGCCCGTACGGGAGGTCGCCTTGCTCTCGGTGATCTTGAGCAGCGAATAAGGCCAGATGATGTCCGTCTCGGGTACCTGCATTGCTTGATCCTACTGCCCAACCGGCCATTTCCCCAGCGGACACGTAACCGCCGGCATTTCCCACTTCACCTGCAGCCTGCTCCGTTCCCACTTGGGACACCCGCAGTTCTTGCAGTACCACGCATCCCCGTCCACCTCGAGCCCCTCGCAACCGAAGCACGCCGCTTTCCTAGTCTCGATCACTGGCAAAGGAACGCTTCCTACCAGCGCGCTGGCCTCCGCTTTTGCGTATTCCATCGCCTTCCTGACGATCCCGGTCTTCTCCGACGAGATAACGGACAGCTCTCCCGTCTCCATGTTCTGCCGAAGGACATAGGTCCACATGCCGGAAGAGATCTTGAATTCCTTCACAGCTCTGCCCTCAATCTTCCGTTGATCGACTGCGTCATCTCCAAGACGATGTCAGCCTGTGGGACGCAAATAAGAGTTTCTTCCGTAGAGATCAGGTAAGAAACAGTTCCGTTGACACATACCACTATGTTCGTCGGATCGCAATTGCAGTCACTCCATCGACAAACCCAATCGTTTCCTTCAAATTGACACGTAAAGGGTGAAAAGTTGCATACTCCAGATGCGCCGCTCCAGTCCACGTTAGGGGGAGGAGGGAAGCATGGGTCTTCCGGGCCATTGAAGGGAATGCAACCGATGCAACCCCAAGTATCCGTCCTATTCGTGACGGCTCCGAAAGCGTTTATGCAACCTTCGCTCTCTCCGGGGATCACATACTGCTGAGTTACAACCGAAGGCCGTTCGTTCTGCTGCCAAAGAGACGTGTTCAGTCCCAGATACGTAGAAGACAGGGACTGAAACGCGCCAAAGGCAAGACTGCTCGAAGTCAACTTTGGATACCAACCTTGAAGAAGCCAAGCGGTGAACCCGTTTACGTTGGGACCATATCCGAACGAAGATGCGTTGAACTGGACGTTCCAGAAAGAACCCCTGGCCTGATACCCAGGAATACCCATGGCAATCCTGTCGCCAACGTCCGCGATGAGAACCCTCTTGATGCAACCCTGTCCGAATGGATCAGTCCTGACAGGCCTGAGATCGAATACGAGAGCAGCAGACGTGCTGGACATGACCGATGCGGAGAACAATCCAGACGCATTGATGCTTGAGACGGCAGAAGCAACCGTCCCTGAGTAGACAGTTGTGTTTCCTTGCGCGTTCGTCAGCCTGATCTCTCCACCAGCAACCTCCAGAATCCATGGATCGCTGGACGGACTTGCGGAAGTCCTGACGATCTGAAGCCCAAAGACGCTGGCAGTCACGACTGCGACCCATTCGATCGCAAAGGACGAAGACACCACTGGTGGGGCGGAGTTCGTCACCGGGTCACCACTGACCATCTTGTCGAAAACCGCTACTTGGTCCTCACCGCAACAAGTTCCATTGGCACCTGTTTCGTTCTTGGTCACGGGATCCACGAATTCAAGTCCTTGATTGTGAACCCTTGATCTTGAAGAGAGGTTGTAAGTGGTCCGCTTCTGTCTCCAGCTTTGCGTCGTCGCGATGACTACGCTCGTGTTTGTCCTCGTGATCGCACCCAATCCAACCACGCTGCCTGATTGAATCGTCGTTGCTCCCTTTGTCCAGACTGCCTCTCCTTCGCAAGTGCCGTCTACGTCAAGGGCATAAAGCCTGGTAGCCGAAGAAAAGAACTCAGCGGTGTTTATCCAATTGACGTTGGAAGTGACGAGAAGACAATTCGGATTGTTGTTCGTGTACGTGCTCTTGAAAAACTGACCTGCGTACGAGAAGTTCTGTCGTTCCAGGAACGTGCATCTCACGCGCACGAAAGGACACTCCGGAATCTCAGCATCCGGTTCCCCGGTCGAACAGCAACTGGACCTGATCAAGCCCCCCAACATCAGCAGCTTCCGTCGATGCGGTTCGGCGCGCTGAACCAATACGTCGTGCTTCCGGTCACCTGCTCCGTGTACTCCATGCGAACCCAAGCATTCACCGGAACCGACTTTACGAAGAAGTTCGTGCCTGCCACCCTGTCCCCCGTTCCTGACTGAACCGTGTACCCATATGCGCTGGTGCTTGAATTGCCGCGTTCAAGGAGGTTGAACGCAGTCACGGGGCTTCCGGAAACCAATCCGTTGTCATATGGCTGGACGGTATACGTCCACTTCGCAAGGCTTGAATCCTTCTGGGCTGCGGTGATCTGCCCGTACACCAGCGTCGAACCGCCAGTCCCCCCACCTGCCGCGTAGTTGACGATCGCGGTCCCTGCATCCTCGGTCACGCTCACCAGTCCGGTACCCGTGAACCGTACCGTGTCGATGTTCGCGTAAGTGGCCGGCTCTCCTCCCCCATCCAAGTCCGTCTCGACCGTGATCGTCGTCCCTGCCCCTCCAGGTCCTCCAACCGGGATGGTGGGGAACGTGATCGGCGGGAACACGATCGGCGGAAAAATCCCGCTCCCATCCGGCCCGCCCGTGATCGAAATGCCGGGCAGCGTGATCGTCGTGCCGGGCAACGGCGGAATTCCGATCGGAGGGAACGTCAGGTCGCTGTACCCGCTCGGGCGGTTGAGCGATGGGATCATCGCACTCCCATCTCCTCCACGTTCCATCAAGCCGGGGAAACGACGGGCAACTTGCCAGCGCGTGGTCCGGAAGTCGTTGTCGTCTCCGAGGGGCATCAGATCCTCCAGGTCTGGCCGAGCTGGTTGTCCACCGTGTCCTTCTCGAAGTGCTTCGGCGTCCGCATCTGGATGTTGCTGTAGTGATCCATCAGCGTCTTCATCGCATCGCGGTACTGCGCCTGGATCATCCCGAAGTGCTCGCCGGTGGTCTTTCTGTACCCAGCCAGCTTCATCGCGCCCGCCGCAGCAAGCGCTTCGTACAGCGGTTCGCTTCCCTCCGGCGCGATCTCAAGGGCCGTCAGGTTTCCGGCGGCGTTGTGAACGAACGGTCGGCGGAAAGTAGCAATCCACTGCCCGGCAACCGTACCCGGATTCCACGAAGCAATCATCCTCTCCTCGATGACCCCGGTGTTTGCGGTTGGAAGCAGCCTGAGCATCTGCCCGACATACGCACTTGGCCTGCGATCGACGGACCCCACCAGCCCTGTCAGCGTGCCGAGCGTGAAAGTCACCTGGTCCTTGTTCCCGTTCAGCACGGCGCTTGTGCCTGCGCTCTGGCAGTAGAACGCCTGGTAGTCGCCGCTCGGCGTGTACCACAGTTCCAGCTCCGCGTAGTCCTCGGAAGGGTACGGAAGGAACGTGATCATGTTTCCCTCCACCTGCCAGTTCGGTCCCCGCAGGTTGTACATGTTGCGGGGCAGGGCTTCCTGGATGACCTCGCCGTTCTCCTGCAGGATGCACAGACGCCACACCTCGCCCACGCACGGGGGAAGCTGGTAGTGCTGCTGGTTCTTGGTGATCGGGAAGCTGAGCCGCTGCAGCACCGGGCTGGTCGAGCTGTTGTTCACCCGGCTCATGATGCTTGCGAACGCAGGCTGCACCACGTGCCGGATGATGTAGTCGTCGCTGTACTTGGCCTCCATGTCGGGATCATCGAGGAACCCACGGATGCGCTCGACCACCGTCTTCAGGACACTGTTGCTTGAGTCAGCCATGTCAGCATGCCTTTGCCATTGAGATCAGTTCACTGACCGTGTTCCGGTACTGTTCCTCGGACTCGCTGGGGGCGGTCCACCCCACCTGCCCGTTCTCGACCTGGTGCGCTGCCTGGTCCATTCCCTTGCTGCGCATGTACTTCACCGCGTTCCTGCGGCTGTACTTGCGGTCATCGAGCATCTGACGCCTGTGCAGCGACGCCTTCCGGAGCCGTTCCCGCATCGCCGCCACCGTCTCCTCGACTGGCTTGCACCGTGCGATCAACGCCTCCCCCACCAACCTGCCGGAAGCAGGCATGTCCGGCGGAACCGGCATCGACTCCAGCTCCAGCGCAACGGGAGTGTCGGTCTTCGTCGGCGGATAGATCCACTTCGCAAGCACCCACGTCCCGGCTTTGCGGTGGTGGTACACGAACAGGTCATGGATGCCAGTCAACTTGCGGGCGTACCGAATCCACTCGCCGTCCGGGCAGACCTCGTGCTCCTCGCCGATGGCAAGTCCTGCACAAGCCGCTTCCCATTTAGGGTCGAACGTGATTTCCATTTCGCTCAATCGAAACCTCCTCGCTTGCGGGACTCCCTGATCTTCGACCGGAACTCGCCGAGCGTCATGCCGTCCGGCGGCCAAGTTCCGAACTTCCTCTTGTAGAACCCACGCTCACCCTCCGTCAGCTTCCTGCCCCTGTCCATCCCAGCCGGCTTGGACTTTGGCCTCGGCAACGGACGAAACGAAGGAGTGTCCGGAATCTTCTCCGGAGCCTTCTCCATCATCCGTGCGATCCGTGCGCGATAGCCTTCATTCATCGCTTCTTCGCCATGACTCAATCCTACCCACGAAATCGGGGCCGGCCCTTCGACCGGCCCCTGCGGGAGTCCCTGCCCGCCCACCCCTCAGGTGGTCAGTAGCCCTTGGTCTTCCCGAAGGTGTTGAGCTTTCCGCCCTTCACCCTCACCTTCCTCGGCTTCAACGCGCCGCTGGTCATTCCCTTCGGCTTGACCTTGCGGCGCACGCGCTTCTTTAACGCGGCGATCGGGTTCGGCCCCATGTCAGCATCCTCCTTTGCAGTTGCACTTGCTCATGCCACACTTCTTGCAGCCCTTGACTTTGATCTTCTTCATCGGATTCCGTGCTTGTAAAGAGGGGGCAAACCGAGATCCTTGTGGGGAGAGCGAGTGGGTGCCCTTGGTCCCTTTCGCTTTTTGCCTGGAACTCCGGGAGCTTCGATGCTTCCGGGATTGACCTTGTTTCTCATGCTTGACCGGCCGATCTGGCTGGCCATGTTCCTGAATCCGTTCAACGGGTTTGGCGACATCACTTCCAACCTTTCTTCATCTTTGCGTACTGGCTCGGATCCACCGTGGACTCGCTCTTCGGACGGCTGATCCCAAGCCGCCTTCGCTTGTTGATGTTCCCCACCAAGCTGTTCTTGACCTTCACGCGCTTTGCCATCAGCAGTTCCAAGCCCTTCGTGCTTTGCGGAGCCGGCTGTTCGGATCCCCTGCGGCCTTGGGCCACATCTTCATCTGGCCGGCGGAACGCGCGCAGAACGAATCGCGACGCGAACCGCCTTCAGGCTGCGGAGGCTTCAGGTTGCTTCCGGTGGCACGATTGTGCGCACGTCTGCCCAGCTCGCTCAGTCCGCCGAGCGGGTTCTTGTGCTTGGCCTTGAAGTTGAAGCGCTTCTTTGCCACGCAGTCAGTTTAGCAAAGGGAAAGGGGCGAGCCCCGAAGGACCCGCCCCTTTCTGCGTGGACGCTGCAATCACTCGCCGTACTGACGGTCCTCGGCGACACCGGTCAGCTTCATGCCGGCCGGCTGATCCGGGACGAGCTGCATGCGCAGCATGCCCGGCATCTGAGCGCCTTCCGTCAGGAGGCTGTTGCCACCGCCGCTTCCCGTCCGGGTGATCGGCACCTTGACGCTGGAGTAGCCCAGCGCCGGGGCGACGAACTCGAAGGGGATGAAGGACTCGGCCTTGTCGAACTTCTGCGTGCCCTTCGGCGACGGCGGAACGTACTTCTTCCAGTTCGCGCCACCCTTGCGGAGGCCGTACACGGTGCCCGACTCGATGTAGTTCGAGGTGTAACCCGCGTACGTACGACCGTCGAAGGTGAACTTGAAGCCCTCCTGGCTGCCCTCGTTGGTGAGGGACGACAGGCGGTTGGTGCGATCGATCTGGTACTGACCGATCTTCTGGGCCTCGTAGTTCAGCCACACGCCATCGCTGGCGATGAGGCAGTCCATGTACTGGCCGTACTTCTCCTTCGCACGGTGGAACCCGCGCAGGTACTGACGGAGCTTGTGCTCAGTCAGGGTGCCGACGCTGTTCTTGAAGAACGACTTGAACTCCGGGTGGACGTCCACGTCGATTCGGTTGTTGTCGTCCGAATCGCTGCCGAGGAGGTAGCCGCTGTTCTTCAGCCAGCTGTTGATCCCGGCGATCCCGTAGCCCTTGCTGTTCGCGAAGGTCACGATGTCGTTGTTGATGATACCCGTGTCGTCCTTGCCGACAACGGTGATCGTCACGAGGTTCTCGACCTCATCGACCGCAGAAACGTACGCGCTTTTACGAGTGCCAGACGTCTCGTTCCGGCGGGTGGCACCGTTGGACGTGTAGATGTCCACGCGCATGCCGACCGCGTAACGGTCGATGTTGTTCTGGAGGGGGTTGAACGAGAAGACGCTGTTGCCGCCAGCCACGTCGATCGTGCCGCGATTGGTGATGGAACCGAGCGAGTAATTGGTGTTGTCGCTCATGTACCAGTAGTTGCACAGCGTGTGCGCGATCAGTCGGGCGTGACCCTCGAGCTTGGGCGCAAGGATCTCGCCGATGAACGCCGGGGTCGCCTCGGCCTGCATCTCACCCAGGGTGACGAGCAGGTTGGAAACCATGGCCTTCATGCCGATGCCCAGACGGTACGGACGGGCCATCGCACCATCCGAGGGATCAGGCCAAGTCTGGCTGAGGCTCTGGGTCTGGAGCTTGCTGCCCACGTTCGTCACGCCGCTGCTGTCACCGTACAGGGTGAACTCGGTGTTGGCGTTCATCTCGAGCACGCCAGCCATCGAGCCCATGTAGATCTTGAGGATCTTCATGTCGCGGCCGATGAGGCTGGCCTGACCGACGCCCTGGCTGGTCACGGTGGTGTCACGCCATGCGGGGTCCATGGCGGGAAGGAAGACTTCGATGTTCTTGTTCAGGATCTCCTGGATCCGGTTGCTCTGCTGCGAAAACAGCGAGTTGGCTGGTGCAAACTGTGCTGGCACGGTGGTTGTCTCCGGTCATTGACCGGCTAGAGGCGGAGTTCAGACTTTGCTTTCCCCACCAGCCCCGATGTCGGCGGCAAGTCGGGTCAGCGCGTCTACGTTGAAGTTCCGGACGTCCTTGTCCACATCGCCCCGGTCCATGCCCTTCTTGAATTCGGGCGGTGCCACGGGCTTCTGCGACTTCAGGACTTCCAGCTCGCCATCTGTTTCCGGCGACCGGCCGAGGCCGTCAATGTCGCCGATGACCGTGCGATAGTTTCCTGCAACAGCCTTGGCTGCTTTCGCAGCCTCGTCAGCGACCCATTCCTCGCTGAACTGCCCGCCAGCCGAATCACGCCGGCTGTAGAGGTTCTTGAGGGTGGCCTCGCGGACCTGCTCCTGCAGAGCTCGCCAGGCACCCGCCGCATGCTCGCGGCCACGGGTCTTGTCGAGCGTTTCCAGCATCTTAACGATGTCGGGATTCTTGTCAATGCTTTCGATGACCCGGCGATCCATCTCCTCCTTCAGCATCCGCAGTCGAAGGCTCTGGGACTCTTTCATGGCCCTCTCGGCCTTGGACTCGGCCTCGCGGGTCGATTGCTTAATCATCCGTTCGATCTTCACGGTGTCGTCCTCGTCTCCCTCATCTGCTTCCTCAGCACCCTCGTTCTCGAGGTATTCCTTTGCGTACTGACGGGCCTCGTTATCGCTGAACCCGGCGCCACGCAGGACCTTGTACGCAGCCTCGGCGTCCGGGCTCTCACCACGCATCAGGCGGGTTGCGTTCTCCCGGAACTCCTCCAGCTGGCTAATCTTGGTCTGGGCATCCCTTGCCGCGTTCGCCTGCTTCAGCAGCTCTCCGACCGTGAGGACGGTTCCGTCCTCGAGCTCCAGCTCGGTGTCCATCTCCAGATCGTCCGACACGCCCTCGATGGGCTTCTGCTCTTCGTCAGCCATTTGCTACTCCTGGGGGTTGTGCCTGGGGACCGATCCGACCTGCGACCCCACCAGCCATCTGGGGGTTGACGATCGCTACGTCGTCGGGGTTCGGGACCATGGCGGGAAGGGACTGTCCCATGAACGAGATCAGGGACTCACGGTATGACTTGAACGCGTCCTGCACGGCAGGGCTCGCCAGCGTCATGATCGGGTTTGCCATGAACGCGCTGAGAACCCTCAGCTGCAGGTCAGGGCGACAGGTATGCGGGGTCAGCACGATCTGCTGGGTGTTCTCGCCATCACCGTACAGCAGCAGGGTGTTGCGGATCACGCTCTCGTAGGCGCTCTTCTCCTCGTCCATCCACAGGGCAAAGTCGAGGCCTTCCTTCATCGCGAACAGCTTTACGCCCTCAGGATCGGTCATTCCCGCCTGCAGCAGACTCATCGCCTCCTGCTTGCGAACGACCTCGCTCTTTGGCGCGGTGTCCTTGACAGTGAAGCTGATCTGGCTGAAGTTCGGGATCGGGTTCTTCTTGAAGCTGACCGTGCCGTCCTGCGGGTCGATCACCGCCCCGGCCAGGTCCAACGTCATCTTATTCACCGGGATTGCACGCTGGCTCAGCAGCATCTCCCGACTCGCCTTCGCCACGAGGCTCTTGTACATGCCGCCGAACGCCGCCTGCACACCGCTGGTGGGGTTCGTCATCGCCTTGCTGATCTGCTCATCGAGGAACTGCAGGCCGCTTGCGCTGTCCACCCGGCCCTTCTCCGCAAGAAGGTCCTGCACCGGGCTCAGCCCGTCGCTGATCGCCTTCGCAAACTGAGCGACCTTTCCCGGCACGTCGCCGGCATTGTGCGGCTGGATGACCAGCGGCTTGAAGTCGTCGCCGATCAGCGCATCCTTGCTGTAGCTGACGTACCGCAGGCCCTTGCCGATGTCGCGCATCATCGCACGCTCGTTCATCGTGCCCTGCGGCATCACCAGCAGGCCGTACTTGTCGATGTCACGGACGTTGTTGAACAGGCTCTTCAGCATCCGCTCCATCTCGCGGACGATGCCGAACATCAAGTCGAACAGCCCCGCTCCATGGAACGTGCCGTTGTCCATAAACCGCGCAAAGCCGATCGGGCAGTACGTCTCGACGCCGGTCAGGTCACGGTCCTCGAGCACCACGTCCCCGCTCGACACGACGTAACGGCTGACAGTGCCGCGAGGCCCGTCCATCCACAGCTCACGGACCTTGACCACCTCCATCTCACGCCCGTCCGGAACCCCGTTTAGTGCGCCGGTGCTCGCGGAGTTCAGGATGTAGCCGTTGCCGGGGCTGTCCGCCGGCTCCTCCATGTCATGACCCCACTCCCAGCTCCACGCGTCCATCCGCTCCTTGTTCTTCTCGAGCGTGCCCTTGCTGAACCGCTCCTGCAGGAACGTCATGGGAACGACCCGCTGGCGGATCATCCCGCGTGCCTTCGTGTGGTCCATGCCCAGGCTCGGGAACGGCATCAGCTCCTTGGGGTGAATCACCTCCAGGTCGCTGGTCAGCCCGATGGTGGGGTGGTCAACCATGTGACCCGTTACGCCGCACGAACCCAGAAGCGCGAACAGGTAGTTGAACTCCCGCTTAACCTTTTCCAGCTGCTGGTCGCTCACGACCGCATCCGCCACCAGCTGCGCGACGCTCCGCTCCCGGATGCCCGCGAGGCTCATACCCTGCCGGAGAGCACGGGGACGCAGGTCCATGGTGTTGAGCCTAGCCGTGGTCTTGTCCACGATGGACAGGAGCTCCGTGCTCTGGAACTCCATGTTCCCGTCTTCGTCCAAGTAGTACGGGACCACACGTGCCGTGCGAGGATCGAATACGTCGAACCGTCGGAACCCGTTCAGGTAGTACCACGCCAGGATCCAAAGGGTCCGGCGGTACGTCAGCTTCGTCAGCTCTCGCTCGACGTGCTGGTCGATGATGCGACCAAGTAGGTTCTTGTCCTTCGGCAGCGTGTAAGCGTCACTCGCCATTTGTCTTTCGCTTCCTCAGGGACTTCCATCCGGGCGGCATTTCCTCGAACAGCTCCACGCCCTTCAGGTTGAAGGTGGTGGAAGGCGTCGGATCGGGGCTGGGCAGCTTCTGGTTGGCGGGGCTTGCCTCCATCCGATCAGACACCTCTTGCCCATAGTAAGACTGGGCAAGCATCTGGAAGTATACGAACGGAATCGTGACGTAAAGGGGATTAGACCCGCGTTCCTCGTTTGCCATTGTCATTCTCCTGGATGCCGCCCATCAAGGCATTGATGGGCATTGAGTTGAAATCCATTGCTTCCACGGCAGGGATCCCACCAGCCAAGGGATCCCTGATGCTTCCGTCCTCGATCATCTGGGCAAAGTCGAGGGCAGTGGACTGGCCGGGGACGATCTGTCGATCCAGCCGTCCCCGGACCACGAACATGCTCATCGCAACCGTGTCAATGAAGTCGTCGTGCTGGAGTCCGCCGCTGTCCGCGTCCGGGTTGAACTGCTCGATCTGGTCAAACAGCATCCGCCATGGTAGGACCCCACGACGCCAGACCGGAAACTTGATGAGCCCGTGCTCGAATCGGTAGTGCAGGGCGTTGATCTTCGAGGTCTTGTCAAGGGTGCCTACCCTCAACGGAATGATCCGGGGGGGTGTCTCACCCGTCACTTCCGATGCCTTCTGCCGGACCATCGACTCCATTGCGGAGTACAGGCCAAACGACTGTCGAACCACCTCCGGATGGATCGATGGGCACCCCCACCTGCCGGCCATCGCGAATGACTTCTCGATGAGAAGCTGTTCCCGGCACTGTCCTCCCCAGGTGTCCAGAACGAACAAGCAGGCATCCACGGGGTCATAACCCATCAGGGTGCAGACCTTGTAGTCGCTGTCGCTCGTGTTCGTGTAGCTGGTGTCCACGGTAATGAACATGCGCACCCGGTTCTTCAAGAACTCAGGAAGCAACATCTTTTCTTCAAGCCCGTTCTTACCGTGCCAGCAGATCGTCGACCCGCTCCGCTTTGGGTCGGCGTCGAACTCCGGGTCCGGATTCTCCAGCCACCACCCATGCTTGGCCTGAGTGACCTCGCCGAAGTGCAGGTCCTCGGCCTCGCCTGGCTGGGCCAGGTACTCAGCCATGTAGTTGTGGCTTCCGATCATCTCACGGATTTCGTCAAGGCTGACCAGACCCTTCAGCTTCGGGTCCTCATCCTTCGCCTTACGGTCCAGCGGCCACATGCCAGGCCAGCAGCTCTTGCGGACTCCATTCTCCTCGTACTCGGCCTTGAGTATCAGGCGGGCCCACTGGTCGAAACGAGAATCCTTTGCCACTAGGCCGGTGGGGCTTGGCATGGTTTCCATCGCGTGCCATGCGTAGTGACGACGGCTCACGAACGTGGCAAGCCAACGGACGCTCGTGTCACGTCGTGTCACCATGGGCATCACGACCTTGAACAGAAGGCGTTCCATGTACGAACGGAGCACGCTCATGCTGGTCGAGGCCTTGGGGTCATACTCCGGATCGTCCAGCGCGTACACGCGCGGGCGTCCGCCACGCTGTCGGCTCTCAGCGCTCATTGCACGGAACCAGCTTCCGTTGTTCAGGTACATCATCTCCACGCCGAACGAACGCTCGCCACGCTTCGGAGTCAGTCGGCCGTCGGGGAACTCGGGACCCCAGTCGTCAATCAGGCGCTGGTTCGACAGGAACTGAGTCTTCAGGATCTGGGACGTCTGCTCTGCGTTGTCGATGCTGCTCGTGGCGTAGATGAAGGAGTAAGCCGGGCGGCTAACCATCTGAAGGAGTGCCGACTTGCGGAAGCAATTGCTCTTGGCAAAGCCACGCGGGGCAATCGCGACGCTGCGGGGTGCGAGCGCCCACAGGCGGTAGATGGCGAAGTGCCCCAGCGGCGACTCGATCGGGTCATCGTCGTAGAAGTAGGGATTGAACTCCTCTTCCCAATCCGGGTAGAGGTAGTAGCGGTCGAAGAAGTTGATGGCTGCAGCGAGCGCCTGGGCCCGGTCGTTCGGGTCGCCGCCGAGTTGCCACTGCTTGCACGCGTTCACGCGCGCGAGTCTCTGTCCCTCGGGCGTCAGCTCGAGGTAGTCGGCGGGAAGTGGGTAGAAGTCATTCCCCCCACGCTCGATCCGTACGACGCTCAACGCCCCACCAGCCCCACGGCAGCGATGCGCAGGAACGCAACGGCCATGAGGTTGTGGTCCTGCACGAAGCGTTCAAGGTCGTCACCGATCTTCAGCCACTTCTCGCCTTCGTAGACCTGGCTCCGGAAGAGCTCTCCAAGCTGGTCGGGTTCCATCTTCCGGAACACGCTCGGCTCGAGGACCCCAAGCTGCGGGAGGATCGACGCGCCTAGACGGTAGCAGTCAAGGGGCGGAAGGCTCTTGATCCGCTCGAACGCCGCTTTCTGGAGCGGGGTGGGCTGCTTGGGCGGAGTCGCGGGCGGGAAGGAACTGGGCTGCGAAGGGGAGGCTGTCTGGGACTTTGACATGGTTCGTTGTTTCTCGCAGGGACTGGACGAGTTTCGCCGACGCGCTGATCTTAACGACCCGGTCGCCTTCCTGGTGCGTGATCTCCGCGTTCTGGCTCTGGATGATGCCGTTGATCTCGGCCGTCTCCCGCACCACGCCACGGAGCTGCTTCATCGCAGCCATCGCAACCTTGGGGTCGGAGTCCCTGCTGAACTCGACCAGCCGCTCGACTTCCTCCCGTACCTCCCAGTTGCTCGACCGCAGCGCAAGGGCAACGCCGTCAAGCCCGAAGTAGGCGCGGATCGTGTCCTCGCCGGGAACCGCTCGGTCTACCTGCTTCAATCAAGGCCTCCGGCAAGCGCAGACGGATCCCACTCCATCCGCATCTTCTCCAGTGCCTTCCGGCCACGGCGGGTCTGGACCGTCTTCTCGAGATCACGCCAGCGGGACAGGGTTGCCTTCATTTGGCGGCCGGACGAGATGCGCGCACGCTCGGCCTTCCGCTTCTGGATGGGACCCAGCTTCTGGGTCTTGATCGCTTCCTTGCCGGCCGGGAGGTTCGATCCGTAGTCCTCGAGGAACCGCTGGTAGTGGGGGTACATCTTCGCGATGGCCAGGCGGTCGTACGCATCTTCCGGGAGGTCCGCGTACTTGGCGCGTGCCTTCCCCACCAGCTTCTCGAACCGCTTCCGCTCCGGACGGGTCATGCCCTCCCGGAGCGAGAAGAACATCTGCTTCTCCTCGGCGACGAGTCGGCGGTCGGACACCATCTGCTTGCGCGGGGCCACGTCCCTCGGGATCGCCATGCTCACGTCCGAACGCTCGCCGGACTTGGGCGCGTAGAAACCTGAATCAGCGTACGAACGCCAGGCGGTCAGCGCGCCCTTGCCGGATTCCTTGATCTTCATGCGGGGCATGGATCCCCGGAACACAACATCTCCGGCTTCTTCTGCCTTCTTGACCCGACCGACGTCCTTCTCGAGCTCCTTGAGCACGTCCTTCTTGCGGATGTCGGCAGGCGAGCGACCGCTCCTCATGCGCGAGCGAAGGGCGGCCATGACGTACTTCTTGCCTTCGGGCATCGCGAAGAACTCGGAGATCGGTCGCTGCAGCTCCGGCATGATCGAGGACTCGAAGAACTCGCCGCGTGCCGTGAGTCGCTGCTTCGTCCTTGCGGACTTCAACTGGGCCTTGCTCTCCGGATCGGTTGCGCCTTCCTTGAAGTAGCGCTCGTCCAGAGGCTTGGTTCCCGTGGACACCATCGTGCCCTGGGAAACGCCCTCGATGCGGTCCTGCGCGTAGGTCACGAGGGTCGGCATGAGCTTCGCCGCCTGCGGGCGGACCTTGCCCTGCTTGACGGCGGCATCAACCGCAGACTGGATGTTCTTTGCCTTCGACTTCTTGCCCAGAATCCCCATCACCGCAGCAAGCTCTTGGCCGGTGGGGACCAGGTCCGCCAGCTTCATGCGGGGCTGCATCTCTTCCGCAACCGCTGACATCGAAGGCTGGCTCCTCGACAGGGCAGGCAATGCCTGGCGTCCCTGCACGAGCGTCAGCTTCCTGATTGGGTTCTTTCTTGCCATTGGTCTGCTCGGCTGCCGGGATCATTGTAAGCACGAAACGCGTGAGTTCAGCGGCGGCCGACCGGATTGCTGCACGCTCGGTAGGAGGAGAGTGAAGCCCCACCATCCGGCGGGAGTCGAGGATCGAACGGACGACCAGCTTCCAGTTGCGCTGGATCTCGTCAGGCTCCACGCGATTGCGGAAGTGTCGGCGGTTCTTCTTGTCCTTCTGGTAGGAGTTGGGCCCGTGGAAGTCCTTGTTCCCGGGCATGGACAGGTGCTTCATGCACACCTGGAAGACAGAGGGGTCCACGAATGCCGTGCGGCCCAGCACGATGGTGGGGCAGCAGATGGAGCGGCACAGCGCCCGGAACGCACGGGTGGTGTCGATCCCGAAGGGGGTCAGTTCGCGGATGTAGTACGCCTCGCTCATGAGACGGACCCCGCGACCGAACGAGATGACTTGCTGATCCTTGTCAGTTACCAATACTTGCCGGGGAAGTAGTACATGCTTCGCGGATCGCTGAAGCTTTCGGGCATCTGGGACCGGAGCCACTCCATGAATCCTCCCTGCAACGAGGGGTTCTGCTGGAATCGGCGAGAGAGATCCTGCTGCGTCCGGCCCAGGGATTCGTTGAGGGAGTTCGGGAGATTGAAGAGCTGGGAACCAGCGGCATCAAGCGCACGCGACAGGTCGGAGTTGTTCAGGTAGTCGATTCCGCGACCTGCGGCTCCGATTGCAGAACCAACTCCTTCATCCATCCGGCGGAAGGTGTCCATCGCTCCCGGTCGGGATGCCTGTTCCTGGAAGGATCGGCCAAGCGATTCGTTCAGGGCGGAAGGAAGATTGGCAACCGATCGACCTGCGGCTCCAAGAGCATTAGCAAGATCCGAGTTCGCTGCGGCACTCGCAGCGCTGGAGGCTGCGTCGTAGATCGCTCCGGGGGCAGCTTCGATTGCCCGACCGCCCTTGATGAGCGCGCTGTCGATTGCTCGACCGGCGCGGTTTGCGAGGTAGTCAGCACCTTCCCCAAGTGCACGTGTGAATCCGATGGGATCACGTTGCCCATCCGGGAAGATGTAGTTGGAGAATCCGGTTCGGAATGACCAGTTCGGATCCTGGAAGATCTCGGACATCTTCCTGAATCCTTCTTGCTGCGTCTCGTATGCACGCTTTGCCCGGTTCTGGGCAGAGGTGGCTGCGGTATCCAAGTCAGAGATTTCTCGTCGGCGTTGCTCGTCGGCTTGGCGGTATCCGGCCTGCGTGTCTCGAATGCCCTGCTGCGCTGCCTCGCCTTCGGTGCGGATTCGAGCCTTTTCTGCCTCGGTTCTCTGGGCATTGCCGAGCTGGAAACCCCCCACCAGCGAACCGAAGTCCTGAACGCTCATGGTGGGAGCTGCTGCGTTCAGCTCTTCCAGGGTCATGTTCATACCCCGCTGGCGAAGTTCTTCCGCACGCTTCTGTTCGGTTGTGCGATTTGCCTGCGTGCGGGCCTCGATGTCCCGGAAGTCCTGCTCGTTCTTTAAGCGCATCCTCTCCGAAGGCGTCATCTCACGAGAAGGAGTTTGAGTCTTTGAGGAGGCCTCTGCAATCGGAGTCCCAACAGGAGCTGATTCATGCAGACGCTCCACCGCATACATTGGTCCTACGGTGTTCTTCTCTGGAATTACTCTGGTAGCAGGGACGGAAACCTTGCGACGACGTTGTTCATCGAGTCGGCGCATGGCCGGGGTGACGGAGACTTGGGTTCCGTCCGGCAGGGTTTCGACTCGGGTGCCAGCGGGAGCGGAGGAGCGGACGCGACGCCGGCGGTTGCGCGGATCGACGCCGCCACGGTTCATGTCGCGGGAGTGTCGCGGCTTGGAGTACGGAGTGAGAGAACCGCCGTAATTCTGGCTGGGGGCGTTGACGTTTTGAGATCGGTTCGCCATAATGGTTCGCTCAGAGAGAGGAGACAGACATGAGAGATTGGTGGCTTCAGAATCCGCTTGACAGCGTAGAGCCTGTCAAGGTTGCGCGCGTTGCGCTGCAGAGGCAATTTACCACGTCCGAAGGGGTGAGAGGGCTGTGGCGTTGGCGGAATGACTGGTGGGTGCTCGAGGACAACGTGTGGCGGGTGGTCGATGAGGAGCGCGTAAGGGACCTCATGTGGCTGTTCCTCGAGGACAGTGTGTGGCAGAGGGCCACGCAGAACGGGCTTGTGCTGGAGAGGGTGAAGCCGGACAAGCCGAAGGTGGACGGAGTGGTGAGGGCGCTGGAGGCGTTGGTGAGGATCAGCGCGGAGAGCGTTCCGCTGTGGCTGGACCGGAGGCCAGGCGACTTTCCGGCGGGAGAGACGGTCGCGTTCATGGACCGGCTGGTGAATGTGAGGACGCTGGAGACGGTGGAGAGAACGCCGAGGTGGTTTGATACGGCGATCCTGCCCGTGAACTGGGAGCCGGACGCGAAGTGCCCGAGGTGGGAGCAGGCAGTGAGAGAGTGGGGTGAGGGCGATCCGATCTGGGCCGAGTTGTTGGCTCGGTGGATGGGATATTGCCTGATGGGGACGCGGAAGTATGCGCGGTGGATGCTGATGTACGGCAAGATCCGGGGAGGGAAGGGCACGATCAGCGGGGTGTTGAGGAAGTTGGTGGGTAGGGATGCGTTCATGGGAGCGAGCCTGGAGGATCTGTCGGGCGGGTTCGGGATGGACGGGCTGGAGCGGACGAAGGTGCTGAGCATCAACGAGGTGAGCGAGCTGGAGGGGAAGAATGGGGAGAGGGTGTGTCGGGTGGTGAAGAACATCGTGGGCAGGGACCCGATGACGGTGGACGCGAAGTACATGCGGCAGCAGAGGAACGTGGTCGTGAATGCGGCCGTGATGATGCAGAGCAACGAGATCCCGGTTCTGCCGAACAAGGGCAGGGGGTTGAGCGGCAAGATGCTGGTTCTGCCGTTCGACGTGAGCTTCGAGGGCAGGGAGGACCTGGATCTGGAGGGTGATTTGGAGCGGGAGCTGCCGGGAATCGCGGCATGGGCGATCAGGGGTGCGCATCGGCTGGAGGGAAGCGCGGCGGGAGACAGGTGGCCTGTGCCGAAGGCGAGCGATCGGGCGGTGAAGATGTATCACCTGCAGAACAACCCGTTCGATGCGTTCCTAGAGGCACGGTTTGTGAAGGTTCCGGGTGGGTTCGTGAGCAACACGATCCTGAGGGCGCAATGGGACGCGTGGGTGAAGGCGAACCGGATCCGGATGCACGTGAGCATGAACCTGCTGCCGATGAAGGTGGTGCAGGGAAGCAGCTGGGACGTGAGGCAGACCCGGTTGAGCGAGGCCCATGGGCACGAGAGGGGGATCGAGGGGTTGGGATTGAGGAAGGAGTATGATGACGAGCACTAGGAGGTCACATGAAGCCAGGATCCATGGACGGGGCGGTGGAGGAGCAGGTGTTGGCTGTGCAGATGGGCGACATCAGCCAGCGTGCTACGGCTGCCTTGCGGTTCCTGGACTGGCTGGAGGGCGTGACTGGCCCTCGGTGGGTGGGCACTGAGCGTGGTGCGGTGAAGCAGGATGGTCGGAAGGCCACGGACCAGGAGTTGGAGGTGCGGAAGGCCGCGTTGGACTACCTGAAGCTGCACCTGCACGGCGAAATGGACTGATACTCCCCTCTCGCCCCCCATCGCCTTCGGGTAGGTGGGGGGTTCTTTTTGGCCGTTGTTCGGGTACCAGGGGTACCAAGAGATCGATCGGCTCCTTTCTTTTATATATATCTCTCTTATGTAGGAAAGGAGGGTTGGTATTGCTGGTACAGGTTAGGTATTTGTAGGGGAATTTTGAGAGATATAGGGCCTTTCCCCTCTACGGCGCGCACAGCCGGGGGGCCTGCACCCCCCCCTCCGGCCGGCAGGCACGCTCGAGCGGCAGCGGGCACACACGAAGGCAGCAGCCGGAGCGCGACGGCGGTGCCCAAGTGGCTTCTTTATGAAGCCACTTGGACACGCGTGTGTCGGGTGACTTCGAACCTCTTGTCCCGAAAGGACAACGCCATGAAGACCGTGACCATGACCGAGCAGCAGATCGCCGCGTTCGCACAGCAGGCCGCACAGCAGGCCGTGGCGGAGTACATCGCCCGGAACACGCTGAAGCCGTCCGACTTCAAGGTCGTCGCCGTCACCAACATCCCCTCGAAGTCCGGCGGCAAGCCGTGGGGCACGCTCGAGATCATCGACCAGCGCACGGGCGAGCGCGTCGAGTGCTTCCTCGACCGCGTGCACGACGCCGGCAAGCGCAAGGACGGCGCGGATCAGCAGATCTTCTACGCCACCGTCCGGAAGCCGAAGGCGGACGCCGCCCCGGCCGCCCCGGCGAAGGCCAAGAGCAAGACCAGCGCCGTCTCCGCCGCCGTCGCTGCGTCCGCCTGACGCAGCATCAGCCGCCCTCCCCCTGCCTCCTTGCGGGGCAGGGGGAGTGGCTTTCGTGGTTCCCGGCGCGTAGCCGGGCCGACCGCTCCCAACCCGTCCTACCCCGGCCAGAAGGAGGCCAACCATGTCCAACCCCACCCGCCAGCAGTCCGTCAGCGCAGCCGTTGCCGCAGCCCGCATCCGTGTCGAGGACGCGCTCCTCGCCCTGTCCCAGGAACTGAGCAAGACACTCGTCGGTCTCGATGACGAGACCCAGGACGACATCGTCCAAGACCGGCGTGCGCAGGGCCGAAAGATCTACGAGGCGCTCAACCGCCTAACCGAAGACCTGATCGAGCCGTGCTCGACCTGCGGACACGGCGAGCACTCGACCTGCCCGTGCCGACTGTACGACGAGCCCGACCCGGACGGCGACCGGGACCATCCCGGCATCCCCACCTGCCCGTCCTGCAAGCACGACCTCGAGCTCGACGCGGAACTCCGCTGCTCCCGTTGCGGTGCAGCCTGACCTTGTCGGGGTGGTTCCCGCTGTCGCGGGGGAACCACCCCTCTCTTTCTTCTTTCCTCTTTCGCAGACAGGAATCACATGCCCGCCTGACCACTCCCACTCTCTCCCCACGCGGGGGGATGCGCTTCGCGCCCCCCGCGTGGGGTTGCACTGCGTTTCTTTTCTTCTTTCTCATTTCTCTATCACAGGACACTGCCATGGAAATCAAGTTCGAATCACTCAACGCCATCGACTTCTCGCGCTTCGCCCGTCCCACACCGTCCGACTACCCGACCGGCCGCTACTCCGGCACCATCTCGGCCGTCGAGCCGCAGACCAAGGACAGCAAGGGCAACTTCACGCTCCGCCTGCGCGTCCAGACCACCGTCGACCAGGAGCCCGGCAAGCCCACGCTCCGCGTCAACGACCTCGTCTCGTTCGTCGGACCCAACGGCTTCATGTGGGCTGGCGCCAACGTGTTCTGCGACCTCATGGCCATCGCAGGCCACGACCGCGACTCGATCTACGCCTCGTGCAAGGCGCTCGCCAACGCCCTCGAGTCCGCAGACACAGCCGCAGTCCGCTCCACCTTCACCGAGATCGCCTTCAACGCCTCGGTCCTGCCCGGCACCCGCGTCGCCCCGTTCATCACGTGGACGGACGACGGACAGTACGCCAACGTGAAGGGCTCCAAGGTCGCGCCGTCCTACGTCTCCGCCACCAACGAGTCGGACCCCGCCGACTCCTTCACCGGCGATGACGTCGACAGCCCGACCGAGCAGCCCAACCGCCGGGCCAAGCGCACCCTCGTCAAGGGTCGCCGCTGATCCATCCACTCGTCTCCCCCACCGACCTCTGTCCATCCTTCGGACATGTCGGTGAGGGGAGCCGGGATCACCACATGCAGAAAGGAACCGCATGCTGCCCTCACTCACCGTCTCCGCCCTCCTCGTCCCCATCCCGTTCTCCTCGTGGGTCGTCAGCCACTCCGCCATGGAGTCATCCGCCCAGCCCTCGTGGATGCCGGACCCCGCCTCCGACCACCGTCCCTACCTCCTCCCGCCCACCAGCGACATGACCGAAGGCATCCCCATGCCCACCGAGTCAGGCACCGAGCGCGAGGAGTTCTCGTTCCGCCAAGCGTGGGAACTGACCCGCTCGCTCGAGTCCCTTCCCGCCCAGTGGCATCCCGTCTACCGCAAGTGGAATCGCGTCCTCTCCCAAGAGCACCAGCTCTCCATGTCCGCAGGCGGTGCTCACCGCTACGCAGGCCTCGAACCCATCACCATCCGCACCCCACCTGCCCCGCCCGCACCCGCCGTCATCGAAACCCTGCTCGGCACGGACCAGCGACGCGCACTCCGCGCACGCCTCTACCGCAGGCTCGGCATCGTCCGTTGCTCCCGCACCCAGCGCCTTGCCCGTGACCCGGACTCCGCTTGGACCACCATCGGTGGACTCGACCGCCGTGTCCGCTGGGCCCAACCCGCCTGAATCCTTTCTGCACCCCGGGTGAGGGTCGCGTTCGCGCCCCCTCACCCGGGGATTCCCTTCGTTCCTGTCCCGATCAGTCCCATGCCGACCCAACCACCATTCATAACCGCCAAGTACCAGGTCTTCTGCGCCACCAACCCGTCCGGCCGAATCATGCAGGTCTGGGCACAGCCTCCCAACTTCTTCCCCGAGGTCATCGCCACCGACTACCCCGACCCCGACACCTGCCAGACCATGCTCGTCTGCGCAACCGACGACTACGCCACCGCACTCCAGTCATGGCGTGCCAACGCGTCCGCCTGCCGTACCACCTGCTCCGCTCTCGGCACCAAGTGCCACACCCTGGACTCCCAACTCGAGGACTGACATGACAACCTCCCGTCTCTACCTGCACGCCGGCGCTTCCGAGATCTCCTTCTCCGATCTCGCCGCCATCCCGGCCCCCGAACCCACGCCCTCGTGGCATCCGATCCCGCACTCCACCTACATCTCCGCCATCCGCGACTCGCTCTCCGTCCTCGGCGCATCCGTCGTCACCGAACGGTTCGCCATCAAGCCGGGCCACACCGGAGCCGACAAGCTCTTCGGCCTCATCGAGTTCGAGCACCCGCGCCTGCACTCTTCCAAGGGCGGCATCGCAGGCTTCGGATTCCGTGGCTCGTGGGACAAGACCATCGCGCAGTCCGGCATCATCTCGTTCCGCACGTTCGTCTGCGACAACATGGCGTTCTCAGGAGGCGAAGCCATCTCGTTCCACCGCAAGAACACGCCCGGCCTCGCAGCCGACTACGAAACCACCATCGCCACGGCGATGATCAACTTCATCTCGACCGCCAACCAATTCATAAAGGTGCTCGACCAGCTCAACCACGTCCGAGTCCCGGACACCCGTGAGTTCATCGACACCACTGCCTGCGCCCTCGCCGACGAAGGCGCTGTCCTCTGGCAGAACGTCCCGCACCTGCGCCGTGAGCTCATGCGCATCGACGGACCTGGCGGATTCTTCCCAGCCGAACGCAACGACGGCCTCACCACCGGCCTTGTCCTCCAAGCCGTCACCGAAGTTGAGAAGCGATCGCTCAACGCCCTGTCCACCGTCGATCGCATGCAAGCCGCAACCAACTACGTCACCCGTCTCGCAGACCTGGAGTACGCACACTCATGACAACCCCACTCGACCCACGCGTCATCGAATCCATCCGCTCCGCCTTCAAGAACAACAACGAGTACTTCTGGGATGCCCCCAGCAAGCCCGAGCACATCGACGCCACGGCCAAGTACGCGGCCGCCTACTTCAGGCTCGCTCCCAAGTGGATCGAACTGAACGAAGCCGTCCGCAACTCCATCACCACCATCGAAGTCCAGTCCGAACTCATCTCCCGTCTGTCCGACAAGGTCGACCGCTTCATCGCACTCTGCGAAGACAACGGCATCCTGTCCGACGACATCGAACGCGCCAAGAACGGAGCATCCAAGTGATCGCCACCCGCACCCGTCCCTACACCGACCCGCACCCCACCATCCGCATCCAGGAGGACGCACTCAAGCGCCAGCGCGAGCGTTTCGCCGAACGCAAGCGTGCCATCTCACGCCTCGTCGCCGAAGCACCGTCCGACCAGAAGGAGATCTTCCACTGGACGCTGGTCTACGACCTCGAGCAAGCGCCGCTCATCACCAGCCGTGAACTCCTGCTCACGCAGGGCATCATCCCCTGCCCCCCGCAGGAACTCATCACGGACCTCGACGTTCACGACGAACTGTGGACAGTCATCGAGGGCATGGCCAAGACCGGCATCTACCTCCTCAACACGGACCACATGTGTGACCGTGACCTGTACGCCCGCCTGTACTTCCGCATCCTCGACGAGCAGACCCGTGGCCTGCCACCCGCTGCCGAAGCCTGCGAGTACATCGACTGCCTGCACCCGCTCGACCTTGACCACCCGCTCGGCAAGAAACTCGCAGCACGGAAGCCGGCCAACCCTGCCACCACGTACGTTCGTGGCCCGGCCTGCCCCCTGTCCGGCGAACTCGCCGACCGTGATCGCTACCTTCCACGTCCGTCGAACCCCAACGACTGACGAACCAAGCCATGGGACCGTCCGCACCGCCGGCTCGTAACCGGCGTCAAGCGGAATCCCATGAACACCCTGCGCTCCAGGTTTACCTGGTAGCGGACGACGGTCCGTGCGCAGGGAGGTATCCCCCGGCCATCCGCCCTCCTCTGAGCGACCATGCCTCTGTCTCGGTGCCGCGGCACTCAGCACACGCCACTAGCGTCCACCACGATAAGGCTCTGGCTGGTGGGGTACCATCCCCGCCCCATCCGAGGAACGACATGCAACTCACGCTGCTCCACGCCAAGCCGTCATGCACGGCCTGCGATCTCCATTCCTCCGCCAAGAACGTAGGCATCCCGTCCCGTCACCTGCCCACCAGCCTGCCGCCTGACCCCGCCAACCCAGTCGTCATCGTCATCGGCATGAACCCCGGCACCCAAGAGGACCGTGCCGGCGAGTGCTGGATCGGCCCGTCGGGCCAGCTCCTGTCCGGCCCGTACCTCACGGGCTCCGGCATCAACTCCCTCGCCACCGTGTACCTCTGCAACGTGGCCCGGTGCGTGTCACCCGGCGGCAAGCCCAAGCCCGCTCACTACCGAACCTGCTTCGGCAACACACTCGCCGACATCCAGTCCATCCTCGAGCACCACATCCCGGCCACCGCCCGTGCCATACTGTGCGCCGGTGCCGACCCGGTCACGCACCTGTCCCGCACCTGGTCCAAGCGCGCACTCTCCCAGCAAGAAGCATTCCGTACCCAGGGCATCGCCATCCCGACCCTGTCGCGCACCCACTTCTTCGCCACGTACCACCCAGCCGCAGTCCTGCGCGAGCCCGGCCTCATCCACCCGGTCGCAGACCACATGGCCCTGCTCCGCAACTTCCTGACCGGAGAACTCGCACGCCCGTCCGCTCCCCTCATCCGCGAACCCTTCTACCCAGTGACCGAGGCCAACCTCAACAACGCCGCATTCCGGCAAGGCACGCTCCGATGACTAACCCCAACAAACAGCCCGAAGAGCAGAACCCGTACGCCTCATACCTCGAGCAGCTGCTCGGGTACACGGTCAAGACCGTGATCATCTACGCATCAGACGACGGCGTGGACGAAACCTCGTACGGCCTGATCCTCAGCCGCACCGACGACGACGGCAAGGAACAGTTCCTCTACACCGAGATCCTGCGTGACGAGGAAGGCAACGGGCCCGGCCACCTCCACATCTCCAAGGACCTGGCATGACCGACAAGGAACTCATCGAACGCCTCACCGCCGAGCGCGACGAGGCGATCAAGGACGCGGAACGATGGCAGGCAGACGCCCTGCGCCTGTTGACCGAACGCAACGCAGCCAAGGAACAGAACGTCAAGCTCCTATCCAAGATCCAGGAGTACGAGGCACGTGAGCAATAGTCCCCGAGTCATCTCCCTCGACATCGAAACCTACGGAGCCGCTGCCACCAACGGGAAGGGAACCCTGTTGCCTGCGCAGACCGTGTTCCATCCTGCACGGGCCATCGCCACGGACGGCGTTGCCCGCCAGGACCTAGTGCTCACGTGCGCCATCACCGTCGCAGCGTCCGAGCCACGCCGTCCCGCCAACGGAACGCTCGACCTCGACGGCATCGCCAGCCTCGTGCCCGGCTCCACCTTCACGCTCAACCTGACCGACCCCACCAGCCACGCGTGCCTGTCCGCATGGCTTCGTCACTCCGACGTGATCGTCGGCATGAACCTGCCGTTCGACATCCTCTGGCTGCGTGCGTTCAGCAACGAGTTCGCGATGCTCCTGTCCGGCAGGCATACGCTCATCGACCTGTCCGTCGTCAACTTCCTTCACTCCGAGCTCCGTCCAGAGCGCAGCCTCAAGTCACTCGGCCCCGTCCTCGGCACGCACTCGTACCGTGACGACGCCACTCTCAAGGACGGCCGACGCTTCCCGTCCCCCACCAGCCCGGATCTCCACGCCTACAACGCGCAGGACACGCACAACACCATGCTCGCCGTCGCCCACCTGGCACGGCGCATCCAGCAGGATTACCCCGGCACAGACAAGCTCAACCCAAAGTGCGTCGGCCACTTCAGCAGCACGCTGTGGTCCACCATCCGCATGAGCGAAGCCGGCATCCCGTTCCGGTTCCGCACCCTGCACAACCTCGAGGATCGCCTGCTCCTCGAAGCAGACCAAGCATCCAACTGCGCCGCTGCTGGTGGGGTACTCATCGAAGGCGAAGGCAGCGTCCAGTCGCAGCGCGAGTTCCTCGACCGATGCATCGCCGACATCCAGGTCGCGCACCCCGACTTCCTCACCCACCCACTGCTCACCTACACCGAGAAGAACAAGCAGCTCTCGTGGTCCAGCGAGAACCGCCGCCTCATCTCCAGCCACCTGCCCGACACGCACCCGGCCCGTGCCGTCTTCGAGTGCGCCGACAAGCACGCCACCGCACAGAAGCTCGTCTCCTCATACACCTACCCGCTCCTCCGGCACCGTCGCACCAAGCCCACGGACAAGTCCTCCGTCCTCATCCCCTGCGCCGGCAACCCGATCATCGGCATCGCGTACCCCACGTGGTACACCGTCCCGTCCGTGCCGAAGGACTCCGGCTCCGAGGGCGGCACGATCCAGGCACGCATCACCTGCAAGAACCCAGCAGCCCAGACATTCCCCGCCGTCATCAAGGACTGCGAGGAGTCACGCTTCCCCGGCGGCAGCATCGTCTCGTTCGACCTGAGCCAGATCGAGCTCCGCGTCGCAGCCGTCCTGTCCGGCGAGCCCACCCTGCTCGCCGCCTTCAACGACGGCCTCGACCTGCACACCGAGCGCACGCTCGCCATCTTCGGCCCCGACTCCAAGGAACGCACGGACTTCAAGGCCCTGCGCCAGATCGGCAAGACCGTGAACTTCGCCGACCTGTTCGGCGCATCCGCCGCACGACTCCAGCGTTCCGTGCTCGACATGTCCGGCACGCTGTACCCCATGTCCTTCTTCGACCAGATCGTCGCCTCACGCCACGCCCAGCGTCCCCGCCTGGTGGAGTGGCAGCACTCCCTCTGCAAGACCGCCGAGTCCAATGGGTACATCGAGCTGCCGTACACCGGCCACTCCCGCACGTTCACCAACTTCCGTCTGGACGAACGGGCATGGCGCACGCGCAAGGAACTCAAGCAGATGCTCGCACGCGGAGGCAAGTCGATGATCTCCGAAGTCTGCAACTTCCCCGTGCAGGCGACCGCCGGCAACGCCATGCTCGCCATCCAGAACCACATCCACCGCAGCCTCGGACCCCTGACTTCTCCCACCAGCCACCTCCAGCCGCGCCTGTTCCTCCAGGTCTACGACGCCCTGTACTTCGACTGCCCGCCGGGCACCGAAGACCATGCCCGCGACCTCATGGTGGAAGCAGTCGAGCACGTGTCCGAGTGCGGCTATTGGTACGAACTCTGTTCCCGTTCCGGTCATCACGCACCCCTCATCTACGAGTAAACCATGCAGAACTGGTCCGTTCCCCCCACCGTCTTCGAGTCCCTCTACCGCTACTACAGACACGGCATCCCCGGCGGCGACTTCGTCATGTCCGTCATCAACGACAAGGGATGGGAAGCCGCAGCCCGTGCGGACTCCACCAACCGCAAACACCTGGCCGACATCCTGCTGTTCAACGGGCAGGCCAGCCGATACCACCGTGACTGCAAGCTCTCGAACGACATGTCCGGATACGACCTGCGATGGGAAGCATGGCGCAACCGGTACAGCCCGGAAGCCCAGGAGATCACCGCCTACCTCGGAGAAGACGATGATTAAGTACGGCGACTACAACCTCGAAGGTCCCATCGAACGGGACATCACCGTGTACGTGGAGCGCAACGGCATCTACCTTGCCACCACCTATGCCTGTCGCTACACGATCATCAACGAGCGAATCGACAACGGCGACCGTAGGTCACGCGTCGAAGTCGAGGACCGCACGCTCATCAAGGTGGAGTTCGGAGATGTCCACGACAACGAGTACCGCTGGATCTACGGCGACGACATGCACCCCAAGATCCGCAACGCGGTCGACACGTTCGGTCCGGAGATCGAGAACAAGCTGAACAAGGAACTAAAGCCATGAGCAACTACCCCAACATCCGCAAGTGCATCGACCAGGTCCGCCACCTCCTCCCCGCCGAGTTCACGCTGGTCGTGGAGTACTCCGGGTCCAACGACTCCGGCTGGTTCGACCACCACTTCTTCTCGATGGAGGAAGGCGACCGGGTAATCTACAAGTCCGAAGACGAGAAGGAAGCAGCGCACTCCATCGTCCAGTCGTTCATCTCCGACATCCACGACGAGCTGTACCAGCTGCTCGAGTCCAGATTCCCCGGCTGGGAGATCGGGGATGGGTACGTGGACGGATCGAACGGAGCATTCACGATCCACAGCAAGAACAACGTCATCTCCCAGCGGCACGAGATCCGATTCCAGGAAACCAAGGACGAGAGTCCAGACGAGGAAGTGAGCTTCTGATGCACCCATACCACCACGCACTGTCCTCCGCCAAGAAGTTCGGCGGGGAATGGCAGGATTACCTGTTCATCCACAACTGGTTCGACGAGACGAAGGCACTGATGGGAGACGCACGACACCGTGCCCTCCGCCACCACACCGCCGGCATCTTCTGGTGCGAGCAGGAGTTCGGAACCAACATCAAGGTTGGCGACAAGCTGGTCCCGGTCCGGCTGGTCGCGGAGCAGCACGTCATGGAGGACATGGGTTTCCTGCCCACGCCCGAGTGGTGGCTGTCCAACATGAAGCTGACCATCGGCATGAACCGAGTCCCCTCCAAGCCGCCGGTCAGCGGAGACGAATGGGCGGACACCAGGAAGAATCTCCTGAAGGACATCTACGGACTGCACAAGGAAATCCCTAGCATCCGGGAGTGTCCCGAACCGCCACCGTCCTGATCGACAGCAGGGAGAAGAAGCCGCTTGCGTTCCCGGCCCACCTCGTGGTGCTGGACCGCAGCCGCCCCTCCACCGCCGGCAAGTCCCTCACATTGACGGTCCGCACTCAGTCTCAGACCCTCAAGACCGGGGACTACCGGCTGGTGGGGGGCACCAGCGCAATCGAGCGGAAGGGATCCTTCGAGGAGATCGCAGGCAATTGCCTGACCGTGGACGGCAGGCGACGCTTCGCTGACTGCTGCCGTCGCCTGCGCGACGATTGCAGGACAGCATGCCTCCTGTTCGAGGGCTGGATCCGTGACTTTGAAGTAAGGCCTGGACTTCCCCATCCGGGGGTAGCAACCGATGCCCTACTGGATATCATCGGGGAGCACGGTTTGCCGCTCATGCTTCTTCCCCTGAGCACAGTAGGCCAGCGTAGGGCCGCAGGAGAATGGGCACTGAGGTGGCTGCTCGCGCAGGAAAAACATGGCACAGGTCCAGCTCACGACGGACGTCAAGAACTACGACTACCAGACGCTGATCTCAGGGGTGACTCCGTCAGGGGAGACGTTTGAACCCAGGAGATTTCCGGTTTCCGTCCGTCCGACTTCCTCGAATGGATCAGGGGTCTATGTCTTCGGCGGTAACCAGAACTACCTGAAGCTCCAGGTTTTCTCGGCTCAGACCTCGGGGCTCAACGCATACATCTACGGCTGGAACTTCTGCGCAGAACGAATGTTCTGGGTTCCTCAGGCCCTTTGGGAAGGAAGCTTTTCGTTTTCTGCTCCCATCGCGACTGTTCCGTTCTCGACAAGTCAGATGTATGCAGGGTTCATGACGACCACTTCTCCCGGAAACAATGCTGGACCGACGAACAGCAAGGAACTTGTGTTTGGGACACACACTGCAGGTTCCACCCTGATGGTGGACTGCGTCGGTGCTCAGTTCCTTGAGCTGGTCATCTTCAATCCTACTTCTGGCGGTTCGGCTTCCACCCTTGGCATTCTCACGTCGAGCCTCTGATGAGATACAGAATCAAGCCAGTCGGAAGCCCATACGCGCTGCTTTCGAGACTGCGCAACGGCGAGAGGATCCTGCCGCTTGTTCTTGTTGCCTCGTTCAATCCGAGCGACAACGTCTACGACTACGTCTACGACGGTGAGAATCCAACCGCAAGCCAGGCGTTCGTCCAGGATTACCTCGAAGGATCCGATCCGTACGAAACGCAGTACGTCCTGTACGTAGACGGTGGAGATCCCTTCACCGAACTGCCTTCGTAATCGATGATCACGAACAAGTCAATCATCGCAGTAAGGCGTGGATCATCCGCTGCGTGGGTGAATGCGAATCCACTTCTTGTACTTGGCGAGATTGGCTACGACACGACGGCCCTGAAGTTCAAGGTCGGGAACGGAGAAGACCTGTGGAACGACCTGCCGTACGTCACGGCCGGAGACACCCAGGCTCTCTGGACACGGACAGACCCGACGACCATTACGGTCGGCGGCATCACGAGCGGAACGTCGGGCTCCGCGCTGGTGGGTGACAATGCCATCGAGATCCTCGAGCGGATGCTGTACCCATACGTCGCACCCGTGTTCAGCAACCTGTCGGTGTCCGGGCTGAGCAGTGCATACGAGATCGGCCAGCCATTCATCACGAGCGGCACCGCAACCTGGACCGCCGGCCAGCCCACCGCCAACTGGATCAACGGCACCGGGTACATCTCGTTCACCCCACCCACCGGCGTGGTGGGGGACATCGCGGGTCCGTTCAACCCCACCAGCCAAAGCCAGGTACTCAACTTCTCCTCCTTCACTGCCCCCACCAGCCCCGTCAACAGCAACTCGATCACGATTGCACTGCGTGGCCAGCACAACGCAGCCAACCCCACCAACGCGAGCACCAGCATCAGCCGTCAGTGGTGGTCCCGCATGTACTTCGGCAAGTCAAGCAACGCGAACCTGACCACCAACACATTCAACGTGGCAGCCGGCACAAACAACGGTGCGCTGCTCCAGACCACGAACGGCCAAGGCCCCAGCAACTACTCGATGGACGTGGGTGCAGGCGGTGGATACTTCTACTTCTTTATCCACAATGACTACACCCTGTCCACCGCTGGACCGTTCTTCGGACTGAGGTTCGGCACCAACGCGCTGGCGCAGGACCCGATCACGACCGTCACCCTGACGAACCAGTACGGCGTGACCGCCACGTACAAGCGGTACAAGTCCACCAACATTCTCAACGACGCCATCACCGTGGTGGCGAACCCGACTTCCTGACATGCCAATCCCAGGAACAGTACCCCTCTCAGGCACGGTCGCGCCCACCTCGGAGCTCGACACGTTCCCGGTGACGAACCCGAAGTACGGGCTCGGCGGACTCAGGACGGTGGCAGACATCACCGAGAGAAACTCAATCCCAACCGAGCGCAGGCAGGTGGGGATGATGGTCTATGTCCTGTCCGAATCCCTCTACTACGGACTTGCGGGGGACACGGGGAACAACAACTGGGTGCCGCTTCGGATTCCTGACATAAGGTTCTTGGTAACTAGTCCCCAGAATCTGGATATCCTGTCCTTCAATAGCAGCGTTTCCGCATTCATAAATCTGCCTCAAGAAACAATCACCGACGGCGGGACTTACTAAGGAAGAACAATGCCAAACACGATCCGCATCAAGCGCCGCCTCCTCGACGCTACCGTTCCCAACCCGCTTCAGTCAGGCGAGCTTGCGTACAACGAGGTCAGCAACAAGCTGTACTACGGTGCGGGCAACAACGGATCCGGCGTTGCCACCAGTGTCATCGAGATCGCGGGTTCCGGTTCGTACGTGGGCCTGACCGGAACGCAGACGATCACCGGGAACAAGACCTTCAGCGGCACCGTTACGCTGAGTGGCACCTCGACCGCAGTCACACAGGCAAACAGCGACGACTCCACCAAGATCGCGACGACCGCGTTCGTCAAGAGCCTCGGCCTTGGGTCCGGCTCGGTCACGAGCGTTGCCCTGACACTTCCGTCCTTCATCACGGTGACCGGATCGCCAGTCACCACCTCCGGCACACTGACGGGCACGCTTGCATCGCAGACTGCCAACCACGTTTTCATCGCACCGAACGGTTCGGCCGGCGCTCCGACTTTCCGTGCCTTGGCAGCCGCCGACATTCCCGAACTAACGTCGAGCAAGATCAGCAACTTTAACACTTCAGTTCAAAGCACCAAGCTGAACCAGTTTGCCGCGCCGGATGGGCCAGTGGCCATGGGAAGCCAGCGGATCAGTGGCCTCGCCGAGCCCACTCAGTCCACCGACGCAGCGACCAAGAACTACGTCGACACCACCGCTCAGGGCATCCACACCCACACGTCCTGCCGCCTGGCCACGGCTGCTGCTCTTCCGTCCTGCACCTACAACAACGGGACGAGCGGCGTCGGCGCAACCCTGACCGCCACTGCGAACGGGGCACTGACCGTCGATGGCGTTGCCGTTGCCTCAGGCGACCGCATCCTTGTCAAGAACCAGGATGCTGCGCCCCTTCAGAACGGCGTGTACGTAGTGACAAACACCGGCGGCGCAAGCGCCGTGTTCGTGCTTACCCGTGCCACGGACATGGATGCGGCCGACGAGTTCCCCGCCTCCTTCGAGTTCGTGGAAGAGGGATCGCAGGCAGACTCCGGCTGGATCTGCACCACCAATCTGCCCATCACCGTCGGCACGACCGCAATCGTCTGGACGCAGTTCAGCGGCGCAGGTCAGATCGACGCGGGCAACGGTCTCACGAAGACGGGCAACACCCTCAGCGTGGTAACCGCCTCTCAAACCCGTATTGCGGTCAGCGCAGACAGCATCGACCTTGCCCAGGTCACGGTGACGCCAACGGTTGGTTCCCCTGGAACGGACTACGTTGCTGGCCTGACGGTTGACGACTACGGTCGAATCACTGCATACCAGACTTCGACCATCCAGTCTGCAAGCACTTCGGTTTCAGGCATCGTCCAGCTTTCGTCGGCCACGAACAGCGCGTCTAACTCGTTTGCTGCCACTGCATCAGCAGTCAAGTCAGCCTATGACCTTGCCAACGGTGGTCTGAGCAAGACCGGTGGCACGATGACCGGCAAGCTCACCGCTAGGGCTTCCGATATCTCGGCTGCCTCCATCAACATCGGGAACGGAACGGCCCCGACTACGCCTGTGACCGGAGACGTGTGGGCCACGGGCGGCGAACTTTACCACTACACGGGAAGCAAGAGCGCCAAGATCGCGCAGGCAGACTTCTCCAACGTCACGGGGCAGCTCGGGCTTGCCAACGGCGGAACCGGCGGAGCGTCATACACCGCAGGCAAGATCGTCAAGGTCAACGCAGGCGGCACGGCATTCGTCAACGTCACGGACGGCACGGACCTGGTCGTGCCCGGAACCACCACGGTCGGCAAGATCATCACTGCAGGTGGAACGACGACAGTCGCTTCGCTGAACATTCCCGTTGGCGTTGCCCCCACTTCTCCTGTTTCTGGAGACATCTGGAACTCAGGCACTGCAATTAACTTCCGGAACAACGTAGGTGGAAGCCGAACCTTTGCGTTCTCTGATGGAAACATCACAGGTACCGCAGCTGGTTTGTCTGCAACTCTTGCGGTTGCATTCGGCGGCACGGGCGCGACCTCGCTAACGGGCTACGTCAAGGGCAATGGCACGAGCGCAATGACCGCTGCGGCCACGATCCCGAACACGGACATCACTGGGCTCGGCACGATGTCCACGCAGGCGGCGAACAACGTCGCCATCACCGGCGGTACTATCGACGGCATCGTGATCGACGGCGGCACCTACTGATCCATGGCAAACACCCTCAGGATCAAGCGCAGTTCCACTGCAAACGCTACCCCTACCGGCCTTCAGGCTGGTGAGCTGGCGGCCAACACGACAGACAAGACGCTGTTCATCGGTGACGGCACGAACACGCAGGAGCTGACGCGCCGTGCAGCATCGTCTACTGCGGGACGGGTGCAGTTGGCGGCAAGCACGGGCGCACTGACAGACAGCGGAGGACTGCACTTTGACAGCACGAACAACACGCTGACAGTCAACACGGTGTTGGTGCAGTCCACGTCTACGGAAGGTGTTGTCATCAATAACGCCAACCCGAGCAAGCCGATGGTGCTGACGCACTCAAACATGGCAGATGGCGGCAAGATCATCATCGGCGATTACTTCGAAGACGGCAACGGCACCACGATCACGGTCAACGACGAGACAACAGAAGTCGGCATTCAAGGCACGCTGGTTTCGCTGGAGGGTATGCAGACCGTTCAACTTCAGTTGCTTGACGGTGACTATTCACACAGCGTCAATCTTGCTGCGCCATTGACTGTTGCGGCTACTTACACGCTGACGCTT